AAAGGCAATTTTCGCCTACGGCGAAATTCGCTATAACGATATTTTCGGGCACCCATATTTCACTCGCTACAGATATTTTGTAGGCGGCGTGACGGGGCTGCGCGCTGGCATGGAGCTTTCCGGACGCGACGATGGAAATGAAGCAACATAGAAGAACGCCGGCCTGTCGTCTTGAGCCTAACGGACGGCGTTTCGTAATGTCAAGTTCGGGATAATCGCCTAAATTATGCGCCGCGTTTGCACCATCTAAGACGCATGTTGTGTGCATCGCGTAGAGATAAAAATTGAGGCTCATACTCCCTCCTCCGGCGGCAGCGCCGCCACATCGTTTAACAGCGGATGCGCCATGTTAATGGTCCACGCCCGTGTGGGCGTATTCGGTAGCGATGTGCCGGACGCCAGTCGCTTGGTAGTCTCACCCTGCGCCATGACCCCGGCCTCCAGCAGCCCGCGTTTGAGCCATGCCATGTCGATACTTTTGGGCAGGCAATACTGGCGTACGGCGGCGACGGACAGGTAGGCGGTGTGGATCGCGCCGCCGGTGGCTTCGAGGCGGTTCTTCACACTACGTACGAAGGTACTGGGCCCGTCGAGGTTGACGGTGCCTTCGCGGAAATACAGCGTGCCGTCCAGCGAGTCGTTGAAGTAGTCCGCCAGCACGGCGAGCGGGGAAGAGTGGGCGGCCTGGATCTCGACACGGGCCTCGACGGTCTGGCCGGTCGCCCATGCGATCAGGTGGTCGATGTCGTAGTCGTGCAACCCCATCTGCTTGGTGATCTTGCCGCTGACCCGAAGCGTCGCCAGCAGGGCGACCCAGAAGCGTTCATCGGTGGCCCGCGACTCCATCGCGTCGATCTGGGCCATGGCTTTCTCGACCGCCGACTGCACCGGCAGAATGTTCTTGATCAGCCACTCCATGTAGCGCCGCCCGGCCAGCCCGTAGTTCTTGAGCAGGATAGCCGCTGCCTCGGTCATGCGCGGCTTGTGCGCGGGATCGCCCTTCTCGACATTGACTTCGTAGACGCGCATGGCCTCGGCAGTGTAGCCGGTGCGCGCTTCGGCCAGGCGGTTGTAGACGCTGGTGTTGGACGAGCAGGCCACGATGGTGTCCCACTCGGTGTTGTTGGTCATGTTGGCGCCATTACGCCCCGCGCGCATCTTGCCCCGGCCGCCGGTGAGGTTGAGCACGAACTTGCCCAGCTTGTCCGGGTCCCACTTGGTCAGCTCATCGAAGGCGACCGGTATGCAGTTGAGATACCCCATCATGTTCTGCGAGGCGATCTCGGTGTCGTCCTTGGAGATGCGCGACTCGCTCGGTTGCCCCCACACCGACGCCATGATCTTCAGCGCCGTGGACTTGCCCGCACCGCCGTGGCCGACCATGTTGAACAGCACGCCGCGGTACTCGGTCAGTGCCAGCAGCGGCGCGGCGAAGCCGAGCAGAATACACATCTGGAACGGCTCGCTGCCCTCCATGCCTTTGTAGACGTTGAACGCCTTTTTCCACTCCTCCAGATTCCCCGCACAGGCCACCGACGTTGCTGCCTGCTTGAGGTAAGGGGCGAACGTACCCGCGTTGAGCGGCGCGTCCTTGGAGATGTAGCCGTTACCCACGACGAAGGTCGGATGGTCGGAGAGAATATCGCGCCAGCCGAAGCGGGAGAACTCAATCTCTGCTGCTTTTTTCACCTGCATATCCCTCACGTAAGTCACCATGTATTTGGCGATCAACACCCCGCTGCCGTGCTCGGCGACGATCCCGTGCCCGGTCAGGTAGGTGCTGAGCTTCTTCTGCTCGGCCAGCAGCTCTGTAGGCATCTTGAATGTGCGCATGCCGTCTCTTGGCAGGTGCAGCTGGATCTCCAGCGACTCGGTCTCCACGTTCTCGGTGCGGTAGCGGCGTGTCGGGTACAGGTCGTAGTCGTAGACCTTCTGGATGAAGCTGGTCCAGCTGCCATCCTCTTCCTGCTTCTTGCTGCGTACGAACACGCCGCCGTCTTCGCCACGAAAGTAGGGCTCCGGCGGCACCGGGATGTGCACCGTCGCCTGCGTCACCGTACCCGCTTCATCGCGTACCGACGTCTCAATCGCCTTGGGCTCGGTAATGGGGCGTGACAGTCGTGCCGCTGCTGCTGGCGAGCGCACGTCACCCAGAAAGGGGCAGCCGTCGCAACCGGCCCGGTCGATGCTCTGGAAGCGCGTACAGGTCGTAGGGCCGGTCTGGCCGAACTGGGCCTGCTGGTATTTGCGCTCGGTATCGGCCGGGGTATATGCCGGATGCTTGCGCGAGAAGACGTGGGCGATCTTCGCCCCATTGATCGTAGTGCCTTGGGCGGTGTGAGTCACGAACGGCGCCAGTCCCAGCATGGCGTACCACGCTGGCTCGTCGGCGCTGTCCATGCCCTTGAGATAGCGCGCGACCCAGTTGCAGTTCTTGACCAAGGAGGTCAGCGCGACCGGCTCCAGCTCCTCACGGGCTAGCTCCAGCGAGACGGACGGCACCACAGAAGTATTTTGGCGTGCTGGTGTGGCACCGCCGTACACGCGCATCTGTTCGGCGAACTCGCCGAAGTCCAGAATGTCGTCGGACCACTGCTCGATGGTGACGGGTCGTGAGGTGCCGACCTTGAGATTCAGAGTACCCGGTATACGTAGCAAACCCGCACTGTCCGCGATGCGGCTGCCGTCACCGGCGAGCTTGGGCTCGATCAGCAGTACGACGCGTTTGAACTTTTCCGCAACCGTTTTCCATTCGGCGCTCAGCACGCCTTCCATCATGGGCCAGTAGACGTGCAGTCCATAGCCAGAGTTGACTACGATGGGTTCGGGTAATTGCAGTGCTTCGATCAGACGGCGCAGGCCGTCGCGCCCTTCGTCCTGCGAGGTGTAGAACTTCCCGGTCTCGTCGTCCGCATGCACGTCGATGTCCAGCACGAAGCAACGCGTATGCGAGGTATTGGTCTGGGTACGCGTGCGCAGGGTGCCACGGTCCATCACCTTGTCTTGGGCCAGCGTGGAGATGCAGAAGTAGCCATCCTGTGCCCGGAAGTCCGTCTCCTCCAGCGCGTCACAAAACAAGTCCACCGTGTCAGCGGTGCGGTGCCGCATCCCCCCTTGCCCCGGCCTTTTCAGGGCGAGACAGGGAAGCCCGCTGTGCGCGAGCACAGCGTGAAAGAATTGCCGCTGGGTGTGATCCACGCCCCGCCCCCTCAAGAGTTGTCGGTGAACAGCCTTTGCAGTCGCTCCGCCTTGTCCTTACGGGGCGTGCCACGGTCGAAGGGGAGCTGACCTTCCGCGATCAGCTCCTCCAGGCGATCGAGCCGTTCTTCCAGCATGGTGCGGGTCATGCCGAGGGGATTGGAGTCATCCTCGCGCAGCAGGCGAGCGATGGTCGTGAAGTGGCACCCGGTGACGGCGGCGAACTGACGGGCCGAGAGATGTGCCGTCCGCAGTCCGGTGGCCATGCGCTCGCTGATGGTCATGCGAGACTCGGCTCGTTTTCAAGTAGCCACAAAAGTGCCGCCAGTTCGTGCTCCATGATGAACTTCCGCTTCTCAAACTCCTCGAATATAGAGGTCAGGTCTTCGCCTTTTTCTCCGCGTGCTTGCTGGGCTACCTGCCTGTGGCCCATGACTTCCAAGCCTTCTCTAGTGCGCTCAAATGCACTCCGCGCTTCTTTATAGCTACGCAGGCCTGTGCGCAAGCAGGATAAAAAACAAGACTGCGCAGTGGAGTCCAGTGCTACGCCTGCTGTCCCATGATGATTGGTGTTCATGATCTACTCCCGAAATTAAGTTAGAGGTCCAGCCCCGCCAGCAGGTCGTCCAGCTCCGAGTCATTACCGACCTCGTGAACCACCGGTGCTGCCTTGGGTGCTGCCTTGGGTGCTGCTGCGGCAACCGGCTTGGGAGCAGCCACTGGCGCAGCCTTCTGCGGTGCCGGCTTGGCGACAGGTTTCGGAGCGGCCTTCTGCACGACGGGCGGGGCTTCTTCCTCTACCTCTTCTTCTTCCTCGACCACCAGTGCCGGCTTCGGAGCGGCCTTGGGCTTGGGTGCCTGGGCTTTCGGTGCAGCGGCTGCCGGCGGGGCTTCATCTTCCACGCTCGTCTCGCCGCTGATATCCACGGTCTTCATGGACACTTCGCGGTACTGCTCCAACATCTCCTGGTCAAGACCATTGATGACCTCGACGTCCTGTTCGCTGATGTGGCGCATGGGACGGAACAGGAGCTTGGGCACGGAGGAGTCCGTGTCGAACGACAGGCGAGTGACAATGGCGCCGGCGTCCATGTGGCGGCTCTTGAGCGCCTTGCTGTAGTCGTCGAGGTTGTACTGCTGCTGCTTCTCGTGCGACGGGCCCCAGATGCCGCCACCGGTGACGTCCAGACGATAGATGGTGCCCGACTCGTCCTGCGCCCGGATGACCGCGATGCGGCGGAAATAGGAGCAGGCTTTGGCCTTGGCGCCGTCCTCGGAGATCTTGCTGCCCTTGACGTTCTGCGGGCACTGGTCGCAGTTCGCGTGCTGCTTGTGCACGACGTCTTCCGCCGGCTTGACGCCATCCACGCTGTAGCAGGTCGGCGGTGCGTTCTTGGCATCAGCGCCTTTCTGATAGGCCCCTTCGTAGAACCGGCGCGACACTTTCGGCTGCACCTTGACGAAGATCACGTCCAGGAAGTTCTCGTCCCACACGCCTTCCTCGATGCCGCGCACGACTTGACGAAAGCGGCAGCCCTTGGTGCCGATGCGATTGAGCGATTCAAAGCTGGACGAGGCCAGCTCTTCGGTGAGGCCCGAGCTATAGCCCTGCAGATGCGCAGGCAGCTGGTCGGAGGGTTGTTCAAACAACGACAATTCTTTGGCCACGGGTATTTCCTCGGGTTGTGATTAAGCGGCGGATGCTTCAGTGGTATGGGTAAGGAGCATTCCTTTCCCGGCAAAACCCTCGCTCGGCTCGATACCCTCTTTGTGGCATTCGTGGTCGTTACGAATGGCTTTCGGCAGCTCTTCGCCAGCCAAATACTGCAGGGCCTCGGCGATGGCTCCGGCGTGGCCTACCTTCATCGCGCTGAAATTCTTGGTGCGGTAATTGCCGAAGCTACCCTGCAGCGTAATCGTGATCATGCCCATATTTGTTCTCCTGTGTTTATAACGGCGGTGCGTAAGTGCGTATGGCCCGCAGGGCTACGCGCGGCGAACCACGACTTTGTATTCGTTGAACAGCGTCACGGCCGGCGGCGGATCGTTGCCCTCGGCGATGTAATCCTTGATAGCTTTGCTGGAGAGGCGCTTCTCCATGAAGTCGAAGCGGCCAATTTCGGCCATGAACGGCCAGAAGGCCAGCCAGTCGCCGCACGACACTTTCGTATCCACCTGCCGGAACGCGGTGCCTGCGCCGGACTTGAAGGAGTCGCTGCCGACCTCCTCGAACTTGCCCAACAGCCACGCTTCGAGCTTGGCCTGTTTCTCTTTCAGCTCGCCGTCTTCGGCGTCGTAGGACTTCTTCAGCTCACCGCGTTTGTCGCGCAAGGCGACGTAGGCTTCGATGATGCGATCAGCGGTAATGTCCGCCATGGTTTGACTCCCGGTAGATGTCGGCCCGTCACCGACGATTTGTTGAGTTGGGCCAGTGCTGCTTCTCTGGCATGGTGCCTACGAATAGTTCAGTCGCCTACCCCCTCGCTTGGCACCGTGGGCGCTCACTGCGGATCAGCCTCCGCATTCCAACTCGTAGCACATGCTACAGTTAAGAAACCTGCCCGTCAAGCAGTTTGTGATAGAGACTGAGCAACTCGCTCTGCAACGACGCCTTGGTCTGCAGCACCTTGTAGATGGCCCACTCGAACGGATGCGCGCCGATGTGGGTGACGGTGCACGGCTCGGTCTGGCCCTTGCGGTCGATACGTGCGTTGGCCTGCTCGTACTGCTCGATGGAGTAGATCGGCGCGTACCAGATGATGTTTGAAGCCGCTGTCAGCGTCAGGCCATGCGCGGTGGTCGCTGGGTGTGCCAGCAGCACGCGCGGCCCGCTCGGGTCGTTCTGGAAGGCATGGAAAATGGCGGAGCGATCATGGGCGTTCACCGAGCCGTTGACCAAGGCGACACTGTACTTCTCGCCGATCACCTGCAGCAGCCGCTGCATGACGAAAATGAAGGGGGCGAAGACGATGACCTTGCCCTCGATCTCCTCCAACAGCTCCATCAGCAGCTCGATGCGCGGCTTGTCGTCCAGCACCACCGGATCGCCCATGTCGTCTTTCACGATCCCACAGCAGATCTGCTGCAGCTTCAGCACGCGCACCGCGGCATTGGCGGCGGTCACCGTCACCTCGTCGGTCTCGTGGCGCATCGACTTGCGCATGGTTTCGAACATCTTGTGCTGCTCCGCACTCAGCTCGCAGTAGCGGTTCGTGTACGTCACCGCGGGCAGGTCCAGGCAGTCGGCCTTTTTGAAGCGCACCGCCGGCTGCATGGCTGTCCAGACGATCTCCTTGTGGCCCTCCTTGGGCACCCACTTGTACGGCCCGGCCTGGCGCATCACGGTCATCTGGAACAGCTTGAAACTGTTGGGTACATTCTGCGGGGACACCAAGCGCACCATCGCCCACGCATCGGTCGGCGCGTTCGGGATCGGCGTGCCAGTCATCATCCATAGCCGTGTCTCGGCCTTGATCAGTCCCTTGAGTGCCTTGTAGCGTTGCGTCTGCGCGTTGCGGTAGGTGCTGGCCTCGTCCACGATGATGAGATCGAACTTGTCCTTCATCGCATCCTTCAGCCCCGTGAGGCCGTCGAAGTTGATGAGCACGATCGGGTCGTCGTTGCCCAGCACGTTAAGCCGCTTGGCCCGCGTACCCGTCATGACGCCGATAGAGAGATGCGGTGTCGTGGTGAAGCCTTCATCGACCCAGACTTTGGTCACGCTCAGCGGGCAGATGATAAGTGTTCGCCCCACGAAGCCACGCTGACGCAGATAGTCCAGCGCCCACAATGCTGCAGAGCTCTTCCCGGTCCCGAGGTCATTGAGTACAAACGCCCGGCGGTTCAGCGTCAGAAACTCGGCCGTCTCCACCTGGTGGCTCATCGGCGTGTAGCGGCCGGCGAACGTAAAGCCGTCGTAGAGCATCGGGCTCGGTGCATCCAACCCCATGCTCCTTAGCACACAGACTTCGTCGAGTGCGTGTTTGACGGCGACAATCAGCTTGCCCTTGTACTGCAGTGCCTTGCTGCGCGGGATCAGGTCAGTGATCGGTGCAGCGTCGTTGACCTGCATCAGCATCGCGCCGTTACGGATTAACACGCATGAAGTCCTCAAGTTCGGCTAAGTTGTTCTCATTGATGACTAGACAAACGCCGCCCGCTTTCTGGATGTCTTTCATCTGGCCCAACTGGAGGTCGGAAGGTTTGCCCTTCCCCGCTTTGGCCTCAATAGTGAAGAAGGTAACTTCTTTATATTCGGACTGGTAGCAGCATACATAGTCAGGCACGCCGTTCTTGCCGAACATGCTGCCCGCTGTCTTGGTGTACCAGAGCCGCCCACTGGCCTTGTACGGCTTCAGGATCGCGTCGATCTTGGCTTTGACTTTGCCTTCGGGGGTGCTGGCGGTCATAGCGACGCCATCCAAAGCATTAACTCGGCGAGACACGTAAGGGGAATAGCCGTGAGCAGGACCAGAAGAGGGAGCGACTGCATATCACGCCAAACGGGGTTTATCTTCACAGCTTCTTCTCCAGATACTCGCGGTACGGTACTTTCTTCCCATCGACCCAGAAGCTCCAGTCGCCTTGGTATTTCCACGTAAAGAAGAGAGTCCATACGCCGCCGGGCGATACCTCGGTGACAGTGTGGTACTCGTTGAATTTGAGCGTAGCGGTGTCGCCGACTGAACGCGTTCTCGTTAGCGCAATGGTCTGGTCAGGATGCAAGCAACGAAGCTTTGTGTGCCAACCCTTCAAAATGATTGTCCGTGCATCCCACGGGTGATCGTGCGGCACCCGATCGAAGTCCTTGCGCAGGATGTGATGTACCCGCACCGATGGCAGCCACTCGAAGGTCTTGTGCATCTGGCCGTCCAAACCTTTGCGGTAGCTGTTGAACAGCCACCACCGGTTCATGTAGCCGTCGATGTGCACGTAGGGTGTTTTCTTGGCCCGACGGATCAGCCAGTCGGCGATGGGCGGACGCAAGGCAATCCACGCAATGAGGTTCCAGATCATTCCTCTTCTCCTATCCCGTCGCCTACGCTGTCCAACAGATCTTGCAGGTACTCTTTCTCGCCCACGTAGCGAGACACGATCTGTTTCATTTGCTTCTTGGTGAACTGCTCCGGGTTGGCCAGCAGCCGCGTTTGGTCTCGCACCGCAGCCTCGAAGTTTTCGATCGCTGCGCAGTATTCGCTGTTCATGACGTTACCCCCGTGCCGCCGCATTTCATGCACATAACGATTTCGTCGCCTGTCTCGTCATCAGCGTGTTCGCCATATCCGCCGCAATCAGAGCACGTCGTTGTAGGCTTCACCCACACCTGCTGCCCGTCCCATGTGCCCAGACACTGGAGCACGTCTTTCTCCACCAGTCTCGCGGCCGCGTTGCGCAGCGGCAGGCACAGCACACAGCCCAGCTTGCCGACGTAGCGCCCGTCGCTCTCCACGATCGCCAGCACCTTGGCTTCGATCAGTTCGTCAATGGCTTTCATGCATTTCTTCCTTCGGCGGCGTCCATCCTAGCGCGATGAGTGCTTCGCGCACCTGAGCATCTCGCGTGCGGATAACCTGCTCCATGATCGAGCCCATGATGTCGGTTGTCTGGACAATCCGCCCGTCTTTGAAAATATCAGTCTTGATGTCGATGCTGTTGCACTTCACTTCGTCACCTCCACCGCGTTCTTGATATCTCCCTTGAACACCTCGGTGAACACTGGCAGCCCCGACGGCTCGACGTTCTTCAGGAACACCGCATTCTCCATCAGATAGTTCTTGCCGTCCTTGCTCATCGACCACACGAAGCTCGTCGAGCCGTTGCCGTTCAAGCGCGTGCCGAACAGGTTGCCGGTGTAGCCTTCGGCTTGTAGCGCCGCGGTGCCGGCGGCTTGGATCTGGGCGATAGTGACGGTCATGATATAGCCTCGGCTCTAGCAAATTTTATTTCGCGATACTCACCATCAACGAGGCAGTATAGCGGGCCAGCGGCAATAGCCTTGGCAACACACGCATCATAGCCTGCGACAATGCACATGGCGCCGTACCGTTCAAAAGCCGTGGGGTCTGCCGTGATTAAACTGACTGCCGTAAGTAGCTCTTCGGGGCTCATCATCGTTTCCCATTGTGTGCGCAACTGAGTACCGGGCACCATGCCTTGCATAGCCCCGAAGGTTTCGCCGGCCAGGTGTCGTGCTGCAGGCTCCACTTCATCTGGTCGATCGTGTTGACGAAGGGTTCCCAGGCTTCTTCCATCGACAGGGTTGTCCCCCTTCCTTTGTCGTCTTGCGTCTCTATCGTGTCGCTGTCGACGCGGATGAAAAGTTGCTGCGTGATGCGTTTGCTGTGGTCGGGCTCGGGCAGCCAGAGGAAAGCCGTCTTCACCCGCTCCAGCGTTTGGTAGTTGTCGAAGCACATCAGTGTGGAGAGCATCAGCTGTTTGCTGTTGGGCTTCGTCTTGCCGGTCTTGTAGTCGGCGTTGACCGCGTAGGTCTTCGCTTTGTCGTGCACGAGCACATCGATCTTGCCGCGTACCCAGCAGGCAGCGCCCCAAAAGTCGGTGGGGGTGTGCCGCTCTGTAATACCCACGTCCAGCTCGGCGTTGATTTTACGCCCGATCGCGAGACTTCGCATCAAGTCCAGCCCCCACTGCGCCGAGGCCATATTACTCGGGAGCGCCCGGCCATACTTCACCGCCTCCTCCAGCTTCTTGTGCACGAGGTTCCCCCACGCCATCTCCTTGCTCTCCTCCTGCTTCACATCCTTGGCGATGCGCAGGTGGTAGAACTGCTTGGGGCAGGTCTCGTAGGCGCTGATCGAGCTGTAGCTCGCGGGGATGACTTGTGGTGCCTTCAACGTCGCTTACTCCCCAGTTGCTTGATGATCCCCTTCACGCTATCGACCACTTCCTGCGCATCCTCGCTGGTGAGGCTGTCGTAGAACGCCAGGCTGCGCAGGTCACTGCCTATGTACTGCCGTGGCTCGTTGGCCCACACTTCGATCTCCACGAAAGGGATACGCCCGTAGGTCAGGCCGGACTTGAAACTGTAGGCTGGCGTGAACTTGGCGCCCAGCGCCGCGGCGATCTTTGCCGCTTTGTCGCTTGCGCTAGTCATTTCGATCTAGCCGGTTTCTTATGTGGTCTGCAAGAGTTTCAACACTATCGCGGATATTCTGCATCCCGTCCAAAAGAATAGAGAACGCCGCTGCTGCCTCTAACTCGTTCTGTGTTTCTGTCGCGTTGATCGAAAGACTGACAAAGGTCTCCAGCAAATTTGCATATTTTACGGTAGCCCACGACAGCCCCATGATGTACGCATGCGCGGTGCTCTTGGTATCCGGGGTTTTAGACTTGTCTAGGTACTGCTGGAACGCCTGTGTGGCGCTGTCTGGTACCTTTCTAGCCGTAGGGTGTTGATGCACGCTCATGATTTTCTCCGGTTAAATTATTTGCACTCGCCGTACGTGTAGCCCTCTTTGGTTTCACATGCCACCGGCAGCTCCGGCATCCACGTCGGTGATGTCTGCATCACGCGGTTGAACTCGCCGCGCGCCCATTCGAGCCACGCGGGATCGTCGATGATAAGTGCCACCAGCTCGTCGTGTACCTGAAGCTCGATACCCATGCCAGGGTCTTCGGCGCGAAAGATCGCCTGCAGCTCTACCAGCATCTCGCGGCAGAGTTGGCCGGCTAACGCCTGAACAGCATTTTCGAAGCTCTTCGGCGCATGCATGTACGTCTTGTTGCCCTTGTTCCAGTAGCTCCACTCGGTCTTGGTGCCCTTCGTCTCGCAGGTCAGCATCGGATACTTGAGATACTGCCCATTGGGCATGCGCAGCGCGGGCTGCCCGAAGATCGGGTCGTTCTCCGGCGTCAGGATATTGAAGGCGTTGGCATCGTTCGCCGGGCCATTGGGGTCGACGCGGAAGCGGAACGCCGGGATCTTCAGCCCTTGCATCAGGTAGCTCAACTGCTGCAATGAGGACTTCCATGCCTTGACGATGTTGGGGAACGTCTTGCGATAGAGCCGCACGATCATCTTGGCAAACTCCATCGTGATGGTCAGCCCTTGCTCGCGGCATGTTTCGAAGAACCGCTTGTAGCCCATGCCGAAGCACAGACCCAACACGGCCGTCTTGGACAACCGGCGCTCCATCACATCCGCTTTAGTGATCGTCCTGCCGTAGACCATGGTGCCAAACCAGCAGTAGATGTCCTCGTTGTTACGCAGCTTGTCCAACGCGTCCATCTCGGGGCAGCGCTCGGGATCGCTGATGCCGCGGTTCCACAGGTAATGGTAAGCCCCGAGCTGAAGGCTGATGCGCGCCTCGATCTGGCTCAAGTCCGACGCCATGATCTTGTACCCCTCCGGCGCGCAGATGGCGTCGCGCACGCGTGAGCCACGCCCCATGTTTTGGCAATTGAAGGTAACTGCTACTGATCCGTTGCTGCGAATGGGGAAGCCGCCGCGCCCAGTCCGCAAGCAGTAAACATCGCCAGCATAGGGGGTATGACTTAGCCACGGCCGTTTAGGTTCTAGTACAGCAAAGTCCCGCGGCTTGACATTGACCGTATACAACGTCAGCCCATTACCTTGCTTGTCTTCGTGGTTAGCTTTCATCTGCACATTGGCAGAGCGGCCCGTAAGATGCGCCGCCGTCTGGATCCACTCAGCATTACTTTTGTCGGCCGTAAAATACTGCCACGATCCTCCTCGTTTGTGGGAATCCCAATACTGCGTTTCATCCACAAAAGCTTCCAGCGCATCGGCTGACAAATCCAATAACCACGGCCCGAGCTTTTTGTACTTGGACCAGTTGCCGTTCTCTGCTAGAACGCGATGGCGTGGCAGACTACCATTACTTCCCACGCCGGTGCCGTATGTAAATCCGACCATGCGCAACAGCATTTCAAGGCGATCTTGCTTACGCTGTTTGTGGAACTGGAAACGACAACCGCCCTTCTCGTAGTGGCCGTCTGCCTGTGCGGCAGCAAGGTATCTAGCGAGCCATGGCGTTATTGGCGAAGTCCCACCCAGCCATGTGCCTGCGAGGGCTATCTTTGTTTGGCTGCTTTGCTTGAGTTCTCCCGCAAGACTATCGCGCCATGCTCCTGACGTGTCATATGTTTGCGTAGGTACACGATGGTCTAGTGTGTAGTGACAGTTATGCGTTCCCGTTTTCGTCTCGACGTGCACGAGATCCCCGACATAATATCGCTTAACGATGTCTGCCATCTCCCAACCGATGCCACCAAGTTCTGAATCCCAAGTAGCTATGCTTTCGCCTTGAGTCAGCTGGTCGAACCGTTTCCATCCTGTGGGTGTGAGTACCTCGCATGACGGCAACAGGCAGTTACCGCCACCATGCTTATCCCCCGAGAACCGCTGCGTGTTCATCGCCCCCGCGTACTTGATGGACACCGGCCATGCGCCGCCCAACTGCGCCGACTCGTAGTACGCCCCAGCCTTATTCTCTTCGTTGGTGGACTTGATCTCCAGTCGGGCAGCGACGAGCGCCTGCACCTCCGGTCGGGGATGGTCCAGCAGATCCTTCAGCGCCTGGTCGGTCTTGGCAAAGGCATAGCCGATCTTTGACTCTCCCGTTTTCTTGCTGGGCTTGCCCATCTTGGTCGGCGGGTCCACGCCAAAGGAGCGCAGCGCCTCGGCGAACATCTCCGCGCTGTTGAGTACAGCGCGGTCGGTCATGCCCACGCTTGCCAAGGCTTCGGCCTTCTTGACGGCTAACTCCTCCAGATACTGCGCCAGCACTTCCTGATCCAGCATGAACTTCGGCGTGAGGTAGACGCGGGTACACCAGTCGGCGGCCAGCAGCTCGGTCTTGGTCATGCCCTTCATCAAGAGTTTGAACAGCTGGTAGGTCTTCTCGCAATCGTCCTCGCAGTATTTCCCTAACTGCGCCTCGATCTCTGGCGGCAGGTCAATGAGGTTATATGTCGCACTCAAGCCTTCGGGCTTGCCGGAGCCCAGCAGCAATTCGCCTAGTGCGTCCAGGCCATGCTTGATGGCGTTGGCACCGATCTGCGCGCGCGCGAGGGCGAGCGTGTCCACATACATCTTCGGGGTGATGCCGTAACGCCACGCAAGAATACTCGCGTCGAAGCCCAGGTTGTGGCCGATGAAGCACGCGTCGCTCCAGTCGATCTTGGCAAACACGGCTGGCAGATGCTTGCCCGGTATCCAGCGTGCCGGCGCGTCGCCGATCTTCAGCCCACAGCCATGGGCCTTGAAGCGCTCGTCCATGATGTACTTCTGGTGCGTCATGCCTTTATCGCGCAGGGAGTAGCCTGTGCCGAAGCGCGTTTCGAAGTCGCCTACTACCAGTTTCACTGACACTCCTCCGCCACTTTGTTCTCCACCGCCTGCCGCGCCTCAAGCTCAGAGCTGTATTGGCCTAGGTACGTGCGATGCGTGCTCGCTGAGTAACGTCCGACCTTCGGCATGAGGATCACGGTCCCTGTCGTACCACCGTCGAGCGCCATAAGCTGCCACACGAGCTTGCTGACGTGCTGCCACGAGAGTCGGCCATCCTTGGCCGGGCCGAGTAAGAGGCTCACTTCGCCAGCTCCGCAAGCAACTCATCTGCGTAACCTACAGCATGAGATGGGGCACGCATATAAGTTTGCCCGCTAGCTAAAATGCCTTGCAGCGCCATACCTGCCGACCATTCCCGCTTGGTCAGCCCACGGGACAACGCATTGTCTGCCCACACCGGCTTCGTCGGATCGTCAGGATAGGTTTGCGGGAACGCTGCCTCGCCTCCGGCTTTCATCCCTTCACCTTCTTCAGTGCTGGGTTCTTGCGCTTGGCCGCTGGCGCCGCCTTGCGGGCCGACGAGGCCAAGATAGCTCCTGCGCTCTTCATGCCGACGCCTTCCTTCTTGCTGATGCTTTTCTGTACCGCCTTAAACCCGCGTTTCTTTTCCATCACACGTCTCCTTCAAGGATACCCTTCAGATCGTCGTACTGCCGCTGATACTCTTCTTTCCACGCCTCAGTCGATGGCACGGCATGGCCCTCCCGATACGTCGCTGCCAGCATGGCCTGCTCACTCACCCGCACAGCACGCACATTCAGCGCGGTGCGGTCGTCCAACGCCACATACACCATCAGGCTTACTGCGCGAATGAAGGGTGACCCCTGCTCACCCACGCTCAACCGGCGCAACTCTTCCCGCATCGGCACCAGGTTGATCGTCGCTCCGCGCAGCAGCGCATCCAGTTTCGCCAGCACATGTGGCGGGAGGAACATGTAACAGGTATACCGTTTAGCCGTCTGAAGGACGAACCTCGACAGCGCATCTCGCGCTGCCGCTCCGCTGGACTTCTTGACGAAGCCTAGTCCCCACACGGAGCCGGCCACGCCGCCGAACAGCCCCTCAACCGCCGTAAGCCAGTCCGTCGCCTTCTTGCCCGTCTCGGCCATGTAGGCTTCGCAGTCCACGCGTCCCTGCTCGCAGATGTTGGCGTCGTAGAGATCCTGGATGCGCCAGTAGATCATCGAAGCTCCACGGCGTTGAACCGCTCGCCTTTGGGCTTTCCGCCATTATCGAAGCGCGTATGCTCCTCATTGACCGGAAAGAGCTGGATGCTAGAGACATAGGTCAAATGCCTGTAGTCTCCATAATCTGGCTCCATAACCATGACATCCATATCCCCCGCTGAGCGCTGAAGCAGCTGCAGATGTCCAACAAGCTCTGAGATCTTCACTGCTTCACCCGATTGGTCTTGGCCTTCACCACCCGCAGGTTGCTGTCGGCATTGTTGAGCCCGGCCTTGGTGCGCGCCGAGGATTTGTGGTCGACGTGCATACCGTCCCCCTTCTTGGCTTTCCCTGCCTTGACCATCTTCGCCCGCGCGGCGTTACGCTGGGCGCGTTCCTTTTTCATCTTGGGGGATGAGTGGTACTTCGCATACTGGTCGTTCATTCGCTCAACTCCGGCAGCAGCCCCATCGAATACAGGGCCTGGTAAAGCTTCATTGCCTCGTGCTGCGCATCACGAAGCCGGCTTTCTCTTAAGCACTCCGATATGCGACCTAACATCTGCTGCAACTTTCGCTTGGTGGGCGGCCCATCAGTCCAGATAAACTCCCCGGCGGGGCCGCGTGTCATGACACGGTTGCTTCGTGGTCTAGCCATCGTCGTTCAACTCCTGCACCAGCCTAAGATTACCCACCCGCGGCCACCAGCGTTTACCTTGGGCATCCTCCACCACGTAGCTCTCGTGCTCCCGGTAGTACGCCGCTCGATTCAACTCTGGCCAGTCGATATCTTCCTTGCGCATCTTGCGGGTTTTAAGGATCTCCCGCTCGCGCCGGCTGATGGTCGGATAGAGGTTGAACTTCACCACTTCGACGATCTCTCCTCGATGCGGGCGAAGATGTTTAGCCGCACGCCACTCCACGATGTCATGGAGCTTAAACCGCCCGACGCCCCGCGTCTCGACCTTGCGCACCCAGCGGTTGTTCACGGCTTCTGATTCTCCGGAAGCGCGGCGGTGAGCTTGTAAGTTAAACGGTCCCACCAATCTGCACGTTCGTGTTTATTTTGTCCGCGCTCGAAGGCTGAATTGGATTTAAAGTTTGCAATCGCCTCGCGCACGGCATCCCAGTCCCCGGCGTTGGCGCGGGTGTTCCAACCAAGTTCGGATCCACTCCACACATCCTCGACCTCGTCGTCCTTATAACGATTGCCTTCGCGAGATAGATTAACGAAATTATCTCGGCCCCACTTTTCAAACTCCGCCCTGCACAGTTCCTCACTCATCGCCCTTCCCCTCAGCCCGCTCGCGCCGGAGTTCGTCGGCTCGCTTGCTGCAACCCAGATCGCGCAAGTCGCTCACACCTTCTCGTTCCATCAGCGCCTGCTCCAGCGCCCTGAGCCGCTTTGCAGCCTCGGCGTTCTGCGCTATCTCGGCGTGGTGGGTTATAAGGAAATGCCTTGCCTCCTGCGCATCAACAGAAATAGTTCCGTAGAAGTTTCCTACAGACACCACCTCTGCCAGTTCCTTGAGCATGTCGGTCATGACTGCGTGTCCTTCATGATGGCGAACGAAACGCTGCTAAATGAATTTTCAGACACCCGTATGTACTCGGCCATTTCAACCGGCATATCAAATGCTTTGACAGTGCGCTCAACATCGAGTCCAGCATTAACCAAGCCGGTCGCATCTGTGATAATTACTGCGATCTTCATTTCGCCTCCTTCGGCTGTGGGGCGGCTAAATTCTGTGCAAATTGCATGGCTTCATTTAGGCGTGCATGGAAGCGGTTAGCTGCTTCTTGCGACTCGAAAACAATGCTTACAGCATGCCCTTCTGGCGATATCGACTTTCGCAGAACATCTACAGCACCCTCAGGCACTCCCACCTCACCGCTCGCCCTGGGTGAGGTCGCTCACGGCTGCGGCGGTTCTCTGGACTAACTTGGCTATTTCTAGTGCAACCCATTTATAACGATATTCGCCATCCGACCCATCAATACCCAGTAGGCGATATGCATCTTTGATGCACGCCAAATGGTGTTCTCGTGCTTCTCGCAGTAGTGATGTTGAAACATCACCACGCACCACCGGCTCAGCACTCCCTGCCTGCGGCTTGTCGAGGGTGGCGTTATGCGCATCGACAATGGCTTGCGCTTTCGCTTGCGGAAGGTCGGTGACATTAAGAACCACGCCACCACAACCAGTACCCCAATCAGGCGGAATATCTGTGCCCGATGGTGACGGTGGAACGTCTGCGATAAACAGTCCGTCATTCAGCGAAACTAGATGCCACTTCTCACTACTCATGCCGTTCTCCTGTGGCTGCGGCGAGCTGGTAAGTGTCGTAATCGCCATCAGCATCAGTCGTGATCGTCACATCGACGGATGGTAGGTTCTTAGCTCGGCGAACACGCACCACTTCGCCCGCGTCAATCTGCCCGTTGTTATGCAGATTGGACAACAGCTCATCCATCGAGCAGGCGCACTCCTCACCGTCATCATCCGGCACAGATATTCCGCCATCGAACGGCTCAACCGGCACGCACACCCAGTCGGCGCTGGCGAGTAAGTTCTTGATCATCAGCTTGTACTGATCAAGCCAGTAGCTAGTTTCCGCATGCGTGTGATGCCTCTCGTGCCTCAACGCCTCGGCATACAACTCCCTGATCTGCTCGAGCGGGTTGTTTGTGGTCATGGGGTTTTCCTCGAATTTCTAGCGATATCAATTAACTGATCTCTGAATAAGGCAGGAGTGGCGTTACGAATTCGCGTCTTGTCCTTGCCGCCGACCATCGACAACATGCCGATCCGGCGCGCTTTTTCGTAGCCATGGCGCGCCAGCGCGACTGGGTGTAAACGCTGCTCGACTTTTCCCCAGCGCAATTCAGGGAGTGGGATCTGCGATTTCACATATAGCCAAGTTGGTTTTCCGGCTATATGTTCGTAATGTCCTTGATAAACGCAGCACGTCCAGGTTCCTTCGTATTCGTCAGCCCGTATCCAGCCTCCTTCCCGTGGCGGCTTGTTGATTTTGAAATGTGTCCAGGCTTGTGAATCGCACGGGTGTTCAATAACGCCACCAAAAGTACGTACTGCCTCAAGCGCAGCTTTGAAGCAACCGTCGTCGTCGCCTAATTTGAATTGATGAGGCTTTCGCGTAGAACCATGCCAGAACCTACCCCAACGCTGACATGGTGGATGAGCGACTACCGGATGTGGACCAATGTACTGCCTGGCATCGCGTCTGATATCCCACGGATCAACGCCATTAATACCGAAATAAGTACCGTCTGTTTCAACGAATAGAGCAGCTACAGGGTTCATCACTTCATCCCCTCCACGGCGGCGAGGGCTTTGCGCCATTTATCAGGGCGGCATTGAACGGCTGCTGCTTTAGCATCAATGCTCCATGCTTCGGAATCCCAAAGCATAAGCACGTCGCGCATCTGTTCGGTCAGCTCAGCGAACGCAGCGCGGGCTTTGCGAAAGTCAGCCGTTATTCCGCCTAATCCTTCGATGTATGGAAGTACGCGATCCAGCACCGCCAGCGCCTCGGGGGTCTTAGTGGTCATGGGTGCCTCCGGTGACTACGTCGATGGCTTGATCTAACGAGACAACGCCGACGTGAGGAACTTTGTCGATCAATTCGAACCAGCCTGTACCGTTGCGATGGTCACCGACGCATATATGGACGATGGCGTGCGGCGAAGTGTTACCGTTCTTGAATGGCTGAACATGATCGCGCAGCCAGCGATACCGATCAGCATCCTGCTGCGCACCTTCATTCACCACCATCACCTCAAACCCCACATGACCCTTGTGCGCCTCGTAAGCATCGCGGCTGCATTCGTGCCAGCCGGTGTCGATGCCGTTGGGTTCGCGGAATAGGTAGATCATAGGGCTACGCCCTCACGGGCCAACCGCTCCAGCATCGGCTGATGGACGTCCAAACGCATCTCGGTTTGATGATAAGTGACTTCACTCATCGGCTCCAGACTGAGCGTGGATCGGTAGAGCAGGGTGTCGATCACCTGTTCCTGGTACGTGGGTTCGCGTTGGTTCATGGCTCAATCCTCGGGTGCAGGTCGCACTCCATCCAGTCCTCGTCTTCGAGGCTGTCGATCGGGAGCGCGGTGGGGAAGATGGCCTGATACAGCGGCGGCTTGAACTCGGCGCGCTGACGCCGCAGCTCTTCCACGAACGGTGAAGTCAACAAGTCACACATGTCATGCTCCCGCCTCAGTAAGTGTGGGCTGCGGGGCGGGAGTCGATCACCAAGCTGAGGGCGGGACTGGATGACCAGGTTCCCCGCAGCCCACGCTCTTGACCGTACACACCTGCCCCGTGCGGTGCAACTATGTTTCGATTACGCTTCCCACGCTTGAGCATGAACCCAGTAGCTCGGCCTTTCCGCCAGAGCAGCCCCTAGCACGTTGTCCCCTTCAACCACGGCGTTATACGCGTCGATGGCTTGGCTCAAGTCGGTTTTGGCGTCAACGTATCTATCGCGCGCGTTGCTAAGGCGGCGTGCTGCGACTTCGTACGGATTATTCTTGCTCATCGTTCTGCTCCAACGGCAACTCACCCTGCACCGCTCGCTCGCCGCGGTGCCAGCACCGCACCAGCCCTTCGTCGACCAGGTAGCGCGTCTCCACACGGATGCCCCGCGACTTGCCCAGCGCCGAGAGGTAGCTGCGCTTCTGCGCCGCCTTGGCGGCGTCCTTGACCGGTACGTCAAAATACTCGCCGCTCTCGATCTGGGCCAAGGGATAGATGCTGCCCCGCGCCCCGCGCGCCTTAGCCACCCGTGGCGGCACCGGGCCTTTGCCGACGACGAACTCCGGGCCGCCGGGAACACCGCGGACTTTCTTCACTGCCTTGCTCATGGATCGACTCCGCTTGTCTTCTCCTCAGAGTCTACACCTTCCGCTATCCTACGTGCAACATACTCCCTCGCATCCATCAGGGTGCAGCTATGCCGAGCCGCGTAGGCGATCGTCGCTTCCAGCGGCAGGTTCTCGGCGATCAGGCGATCGGTGCTGATGTGTTTCACGCAGAAGTCCATGGCGTTGCGCACGGCGAACGCTTGCTGCTGCAGCTGCTTGAGCTTGACGATGGCCTCGTCTTCGGCGGTCGGGGCGTCTGGGCCCGTGATGGGGACGACTTTCCGTGCTGCACGCGCTTCGGCCTGTTCATGAAGCTCAGGAGTGTAGTGGCCTGTCTTGGGGCAGCGGGTCATGGCGTTGTTTCCACAGTGACGCCCAACAACTCGGGCGCGTAGGTTTTGATCATGCGCAGTGCCAGCTCTGGCTGCCCCACGATGCGATGCTCCAGTTCCCAGCAACCATCACACATCTTCGTGCCCAGCATTGGCGTAAGTATGCTGCACCACTTGCACGGCACTCTCGGACTGTCGTCAATCCCGCTCATTCCCCCAACTCCCCGCACTCAAACGCATCGCGCAGGGCATCCTGTCGCGAGTCGAAATACCCCGCACCGTCTTTGGCCGACGCCCACTGGTAACCTTTGGGGCAGCGGGTGATGCGCACGACATACTCGCGTGCCCGCGCTTCCAGGTCGAACAGGGTCAGGGGTGTGGGTGAGGTTTCGGCGATGACCAGGCCGCGGTGTTTGCGGCGCTGGGCGGCGTACCAGCGGTCGATGGCTTCGAGGCTGGCGAAGTTGTGCGGTGCCGTGTGGCCGCGGCTGTCGGCGATGGTGGCGTGGATCATGGCAATAGGGCTCTAGGTTCGTCGAAGGGTTGGCCGGTGTAGTCCGGCCGGGTAAGCATCGCCCATGTGTCCGGGTCGAGACTTATGCGTACTGTTAGAACAAAGAAGGGATCGATGTTGAGGCGCCGGCAAGCGTTGATCTGGTCGGCGTAGCCTGCCACGAAAGCGACGAACCGCTCACCCGTATCGGTATGGCCGGAAGCGATGAAGCCTGCAAGATCGTGGACGACCTTGTCTTTCATGACTCAGGCTCCGTGCAATGGATCTTCACAATGACATGGCCCGGCTGCAGTTGGCGCGGGGGTTCGTTGCCAATATAGGCGGTGTGGCTTACAGGGGCGTCACGACCCAGCGCTTGCAGCACGCCGCTGGGTAGCGCCATGAACAGGTCGAGTTTGCGAGGTTCGATTTTGTACTTATGTCCCTGGAAATCGAAACAATACTCATCTTTAGTCACTTCGCACCACACGTTGTGGTCGGATGTTTTTCCGTCGAGGTCTATAGCAATAACCCGGGGGCACTCCAACACTCGCCTCCCCGCCATGTGCGCCTGGATGATGTCGATCTGTTGTTGCTGGTTCATTACCAGTTACCCCCTGCCGTGTCTGCTTCGCCAAATGTGCATGGGCCACAAAGCCCCGTGACTGGCACGACGGGCGTTTGCCCACACACTTCGCACTCGTGGTTCCAGTCCGGCTCCGTGCTGTTCGGATCAAGCGCCAGCGGTTCTTTGCTGCTCGGGTCCATGTGGCCTTCGCGTTGCTTCTGGCGTTTCTTACTCATGGTCTTTCCTATACTCGGCTTGGGCTTCGGCCAGCAACTGAGCATACTCGCGGAAGAAAGCGGACTGCGCACATTCGAAGGTAGCATCGACGTCTTCCCAGTTGATCTCCCCACCACGCGCTTCGCCGCGTGCGTAGTCGCCCAGCAAATTCAATACGCAGTCCAGCGCGGCTTGCTTCTGGCGTTCTGTCATGGCTTCAATGGTTAGCATACTTTTACCTCCGCATCCGGTTCACTGTCTCGTGTATTAACTTCGCTCGGCGGCTCATGGTGAAACCCCGCCATCGCGTAGCGATAGGCCCACTCCGCGCGGCGTTGGTCGTTGCTCGGGGCTTCGGTGGTGTGGGTGACGATCATGGATTTACCTCCTCCAGCCATCCCACGATGACGACGGCAAAGCCCAGGCCGATCGCCAGGCACGCCGCACCGGTCACCAGCCAGTAGCCCAGCTTGTACCCGAGCTGGTATAGCACGGTGCGGTGCCGGGTATAGAGTATCTGCAGTACGTTCATGCGGCTTTCTCCATCCGGTCTTCATGGAAGGCTTCGAGCGCTTGCCGGGCCTCCCGCTCGGTGGCGAACGGCTCCTGTCGGATAGGCCGGGCACAGAAACAGGGTACGTAGACCCACGATCCGTCGCCCACTCCCGCGCTTTGACGGACGATCTTATAGCGGCAGTCCAGGGTCATCACGGCTTGCTCCCGCTGTTCGCGAACATTTTTGCGCCTTCGCGCATCATGGCCGGTATCGGGGCTTCGAAATTCACGGACGTTTCGGTGCAAAGGGACGCTTCAAACCCGGCGAGCACAGCCAGTGCTTCTGCTTCATGGTTGTTCATGGCGACTTCCCCTGCTTCGCCGCGCGCAAGATGTAGTCAGCTGCCTGCCCTACTGCGCGCGCCTCAACATCAAGCCATCCCTCGCGTGCGTTCGGGCGGCGCTCGCCGCCGTGAGTTTTCTTCAGCTCCGACGGGCTGCAGGTACGCGCCGCGATATCGTCGTCATAGACCAGCCCGCAACCGCCGTAGGCCCACTGGCTCCAATCGTCCGCGCCGTTCAGCATGTTTTCTTTCGTGGGCTCCAACCCGTTCTCTTCCAAGCACTGCAGCAAGTCCGCTGCGTAGGCTTTGACTCCACGTGTCCATGCGCTGCGGGTCGGCATATCGGCGATCAACGTCGTGTAGTCCATATCGTTGCTCATAGCACGGTCTCCACGGGCGCGTACTGCGTGAACCAACGCTGGCCGACGACTACCCCACGGCGGACGGTTCTACCGTCTTTACGATCGCAGTACATCGGCGATATCCTGCCGCCCCCGCAACGGTCGCGCAACTCGCGCTGCGTACGTGCCCACTCTTTGTTGCCGTACTGGTCGATCCACAGATACGTGGTTTTCGCTTTCTTGCCCATCTCGCTCTCCGGTTGGTGTTTTGGCACCCCAAAGGCGCGGCACCTTGTGAGTGCCGCGCCGCATACCGCATCCAGGTTCGATTCATTCACTAAGGCTATAAAGGCTTGGTTAGTCCATAGTGCATCACCTCGCTGAGGTAGCTTGGCCTTTCGGTGAGGTTCTAAGGTATCAGCCTTTCCCGTGTCAGTCAAGTGGTTTCTATACCTTAATCTTTCGCCGGCTCCGGGAAGTCAAACGGCCAGGTGGGGTCGGTGTTGGCCTGGGCCTGTTCGTACGCTGCAGTCTCCCGAGCGATTCTCGCGTTGTAGGCGTCTACAAGGGCTTGCTGCCTCGCGGTTCTGGCTTGCTCGCGCTGCGCTTTGACTTCGCGGTTGTGGCGGGCGAAAAAGGCGCGGTCCGTCTCGCGTCTCTGCTGTTTAAGGCGGTGCTCCCGGTTGACGCACGCACGCTCTACCAGCCATACGATCGCCGTGCGTAGGGTGCTGCCTTGTGTCGGCGTATAGGTCACCGTCCATCCTTCGCCCCACGGCTGGATCGCCAGCGCCTTTTGCACGTTCGCTTCCATCAGGTCCGCGTCGGATCGGCCAGGCAGAGCATTAAAGCGGGTGAAGGCCGCTCGCAGCTCAGTCACTTCGCGGCAGCGCTTGCGGCAATAGCGGTTGTACTCCAGCGCCGTTTTGAAGTCTTCGGCGCGGGCCGCGTTGCGCTGCATAGCGAGGATGGCCAGCAGCTCCAATAGGTAAGGGGTGTCGGGCCGGGCAGCGCCAAGCAAGCGGCGGGCAAGGGGCAGGATTCTAAGTCGGGCTTGCGGAGAATGAGTCAGGGTGCGTTGCATGGGGCAGCCTCGCGTGTTGTAGGTGGGTCGATTATAGGCGAAATGAGGGGCGAAGGTGTAGCCCGTGCGTCTGTAACGCGTGTAATTTTGTTACGGCAAAGTGTAGCATTACTATATTTGTAGTACCACAGCGGTAAAGTAACTACGTTGCAGGTGTTATTTATTTAGGGCTAAAGCGTAGCTCATACGCTTGTTGCGCGAGTTGTCGATTTTGAGGCTGAAGCGTAGCTTTGCAAAATGTAGCGTATGCAACCAGTTTTGGGATTAATGACACAGGGGTAAATGTAACGCATAACATGAGTCGTGGCGCGGGTTGCGGCGGTTTGGTCCGGCGTTGTAACAGAGTTGTTGCGTTCTAGGAGACTAGCTTAATTCTACTGGGGAAAAGCTGCCTCAACTCGGCGGAGGGGGTACTAGGAGTTTTTTGTATGTCTATTTGGAGCATTACATTACTAATCAACTAACTCAATCACTCTCCATCCCTTGCAAACACTGGCGTAACCTGTAGCCCACGATTTGTGGCGTTATGGTCCTATCTACTACACGCTTTTTGTATGTTACATAACGACACCCACGAAAAAGCCGCCTTTCGGCGGCTTTGTGGCTTCTTGGCACGGGGTTTGCTTGCTTCGCTGGCTTTATTTCAGGCAATTAACCGTGAATCGCGTGCGGCGCCACGCCAAGCCGCCATCATCACTGACGTACCAGGCGCCTAAGGTGTAGAGATACTTCACGGATCAACCCTCCCCGTGGCCCACGCTTCCGCCATGAACCATTCCGGCAGTCCGTTGCACTCCGTGCCGTCCTGTTCTTTTGTGGAGTAGTACCATTCCCCTTCGAACTCTGCCGCACTTACCACGACGCCCGTGCAATCAACGCCATCGGCGGGGTAACGCACCGCGTCGCCTGCTTTGAACTTTGCCCCCATCTCGCTCTCCCATCTAGTTAAGTGAACGTCGCCATTCTATATCTAATCGTGTCAGTCCGTCAAGTATCAGTGTTACTTCCTAGCTAAGCAAGCATCGTGCCAACGGCGCTAGGGCGGAGCCGCCGCTTATGCGTCGTGCATGGGGGTCATTTCGCAAGCCTAGGGATCGGGTGCGTAGCGTTTAGCCGTCTAGATGTCCAAATGACGTTGTGCTGCGCTGCTGTCGAGGCCGGTGTGGCACCCCCATGCGGACCAGGCGGTGCGAGGGGCGGGGCGGGGCAAACTCTCACCCCTAAACTCTCGTCCAACAGAATACGCCCTAGAAACCAGGCCCCGCCAAAAATCCCATCCCCAGAAAATTTTTCACCCCGCCGTAGATTTTGCCCGTAGCATCCGATACACTACAGCCGAGAAGGAGAAACCTCCATGATGCAGTGCGTAGGTATTTGTGGCCATTGCGGCGGCCAAGTTATGGCCTATGAAGGCCTGTGGGGAAGCATTACGCCGCCCCCTCCGCCGACGTGCAGTAGTTGCAGCTACACGACCGAAGGAAGCCAGCCGAGTGTCTTGCCGATGGAGCCGCCGCGCTATGGCGATTTTAATCACTGGCCTGGGGCGCCGCAGTCTCGCGTAAGGATGGGCTGAGTTATGTTCTGAGCCTTCGCCGTCCCCCTGCTCGTCCTGACCCTGCTCGTCCTGACCCTGCTCATCGGTGGTTACGCGGTGGGCCGCTACATCGACTACCTGACCAGCGAAGGGAGTGGCGAGGATGAGTAACGTGTTTAAGTTCACTGGATGGGTACACCCCCACCCCCCCCCCCCCCCCCCCCCCCCCCGAGGGCGGCGCTGCTTGACACCCTCCCCCGACCGCGTAATCTACACTCCTCACCCGCAGGACGCCCTCCATGGAATGGCTCAGCGATACCCACGCCCACCGCATCTTCGAGCGCATCGAAGCACTGGAGAAAAACATCATGTCTGGACTCACCGATCTGCAGGCGGCTGTGGCCGCCAACACTGCGGCAACGAACGCCGCTGTCGCTGCACTGGCCGGGGGCGACAATGACGCCACCATCGAAGCCCTGGCGCAGACCCTCGTAGCCAACAACACCGCGCTGACCAACGCCGTCACGCCACCGGCACCGCCGGTGGCCAGTTGACAAGCCAGCAACACCATGCGACTCTAACCCTGCGCAACAACGACTCCCCCTCGGTAGTGCGCCCAGCGGCCCCGTCCAAGAGCCGTGCCCCAGACCCCTGTACCGTCCGGTTGCAGGGGTCTTTTTTATGGGCGATACTGAAGCCATGGCTGACCCGCCCGCTGATGACTTCCGTTGGCTCCTCTCATGGATACTGGTGAGTCTGACGCTTCGTCGCGTGATGCAGGAAGTGAGGATGGGCAAGGTATGAGCGCAACACCCCAAGTCTTTGCCGACGATCTCGCCGTCCGTGGCTGGCAGAACCGCCGTGGATCCGTGGGCAACCCCTACGCCTACCTGGCCCACGTCGGCATCGACGCGGTGCTGGAGAAGCTGTACCAAGGCAGTAACCTGGTCGACGTGGCCGAGGCGCTGCAGGTCAGCATCACGCTCCTGCGCTCCTGGCTGGACAACGAGGGCTATTGGCCCAAGATCGAGGAAGCGACGACACTCTCCTCCGAAGGCTATCTCAGCGCAGGGCAGCGGCTGCTCAAGACGGCGTCTTCAAAACTCGAACTGGACAAGGCCAAGGCCCTGATCGAGCATGCGCGGTGGATGGCCAGCAAGATCAACAAGCCCGTGTATGGCACCGTCGAGGTGCCTGCGGCAGCCACTACCGTGAGCTACGTGTTCAACGTCGGCGGTCATGCCCAGATCGTGGCGGGGACGGTGCCCCATGCGCTGCAGAAGCCGGAGGAGGATGTGCGGGTGATGCCGGTGACCTTCGCGTTGCCCGGCGTGGCGGAGCCCGAGATAGGGCCCTTCGCCGACGAGGATGAACCAAGTCCGGTCGAGCGGGAGTTTGCAGCGCTGTGGAGCGACGCGGGTGAGTGAGGTTAAGCCCAACCCCTACCGCCAGCAGCCTGCGGAGAATGCCCGTAATAGCGTTGGGGGGAACACGCACAGCCATAAGGTCTATACGGCGAGCCCAACCCTTACCCGGCTACATGAGTCGAGGGCGAAGGTAAAGTACGCCGAAGGTCCTGTGAACTCGGGAAAGTCCACTGGATGTATTCTCGAAGTGATCATGCGCGGGTTGCGACAGGCACCCGATGCGGCAGGCGTGCGCAAGAGCCGCTGGGCCATCGTGCGAAACAGTTACCCGGAGTTGAAGTCCACGACGATCAAATCGTGGGAGTTGTGGGTGCCACCGCATATGGCACCGGTGGTCTACTCGAGCCCCATTCAGTGCAACTTCAAGCGGAACTTGGCTGATGGCACGCGCGTGGAGATGGAGGTCATCTTCCTGGCGATGGACCACCCTGATGACGCGGCGCGGGTGCTCTCCATGGAGCTGACCGGGGTATACATCAACGAAGGTAAGGAGATCGGCTGGGAGCTGTTCGAGGCCATCAAGGGGCGCACTAACCGCTACCCCCCGGTGGAGAATATGGACGATGGTACGAAACGTGGCGGCGCCAGTGAACCGGGTATGGTGGTCGATAGTAACCCGCCGCATATTTCGCATTGGCTCTACGAGAAGTTCGAGACCGGCGCCGTGCCCGAGGACTGGCAGAAGTTCCAGCAGCCGCCGGCGGTGTACTGGGACGAGGCGACGCAGGGTTGGGTGCTCAACCCCGATCGCGAGAACCAGCGGTTTACGGACAAGGAATACTACCCGGATCTGATCAAAGGTGGTGAGGACAGCTACATCCGCGTGATGCTGGCTGGCGAGTATGGGGCGAGCCGCAAGGGCAAGCCGATCTTCTCGCTGTACAACGAGCAGAAGCATATCAGCAAGGTCAAGCTGGAGCCTGATCGCCAGTGGCCGCTTATCGTGGGTCAGGACTTCGGGCTCAATCCAGGATGCTTGATCGGGCAATTGACACGTCGGGGCATACGCATCACGGACGAAGTGCCCGCGAGTGACGAGTCGTTGGAGAACTTCCTGGAGACGTATCTGGTGCCGCTGCTGGCCAAGCGCTATCCAGGGTATCCCGTACTGGTGGCAGGTGACCCCGCGGGGCGTGGTCGCTCGGCAAATGACAAGCGCACCTCGTTCGACATCCTCGGCCAGTTCGGCCTCAAGGGCTTCCCGGCGTACACCAACAACTTCCAAGTGCGCAAGGAAACGGTCGACCACTACCTGCGTCGGGATGAAGGACTCATCATCAGCCCCCACTGCACGAACCTGCGTGAGGCTCTCTCGACCGGCTACGTGTGGAAAGAGTCTCGCAACAACAAGGGTGCCAGCCTCGATATCGCCGACAAGAACGAGTTCAGCCACATCGCGGACGCGCTGCAGTATCTCTGCCTCTGGGCCAAGTACGGCTATCGTCCTCAGCCCGTCCGCGAACACGGCCCCAAGAAAAAGACCATGATGGTATAGACCTTCCCCTGTCGGTCGTTGACGAGGGCCGTGCTGCCGTGTAGGGTCGGTCCCATTCTGTGGGGTTCCCTGATGCGCATCCGATCCAAAGCTGAGATGGCAACGTCCTCGCCGAAGCGCTTGGTGGGTAAGCATGCCTTGAAGGTATGTAGTTTGGAGGACGCGCTCGGTAAACTAGGGTCGGGGAAGATGACACCGCAAGACTTTTCGGTGCTTCAGGAGATGGTAGGTAAGCTACAGGGCGGACTGACTCTGCCAAGTATACCGACAGGGACCAAATAAGGTGCTGACCAACAACCCCCCCGGCGGCACCGAGAAGGTCAACCCCTTCGTCGAGGAAGTGACCAATATCGAGTTCCAGGACGCGCTGGCGCGGTATATCCGCGAGCGCTACGTCGAGGCCTACAACCACAAGGTCCAGAACGGCACCGAGGCGCGGCTACTGCGAAATCTGCGCGTAAAGAAGGCGGTGTATCAGCCCGAAGAGCTGGCGATGGTGGGCGAGATTGACGTGTACATCGGCATCGCTGCGCTGAAGTCCCGCGCAGCGGAGTCGTGGCTGCTGGACGTGGTGATGAACACCATGGAGAAACCATGGACGCTGACACCCTCACCGATCCCGGATCTGCCAGCTGATGTGAAAGAGCAAGCTATCACCATGCTGGCCAACGAGGTCAATGACCCAAACTCGGGCATGCAGACCATGGACGACGTGCGTCAGCGCGCGGGGGATCTCAAGAAGTCTGTGTTGGCCTACCTGGCCAAGAAGGCGAAAGAGTCGACGGGTCAGATGGAGAACCTGATCGAAGAGCAGATGGACGACGGTCTGTGGAAGAAGACCTTCGCCGAGTTCCTTGCTGATCTGTGCACCTACCCGGCCGCCATCATCCGTGCGCCGGTGGTGATCCAGAAGACCAAAGCGACCTACAAGGGCAACGCGGTCGTCGCCGAGAGCGTGGGGCTGCCCACTACGCGTTGCGTGAGCCCCTTCGATGCCTATCCGTCCCCGGCCAGTACCACGACGCAGGATGGTGACTATTTCCTGGAGCGGCTGCGCTTCTCGCGTGCCAAGCTCTATGAGCTGAAGGACATCGAGAGTTTCGATGAAGTCAATGTGCGCCTCGCGCTCAAGGCGTATCCCAACGGCTTTCAGCTCAACCAGAACCACGACTGGGAGCGCGACCGTCTCGAAGGCACGGCACCCGATATCCAGTACAGCACACGTTTGCTGGACGTGCTCATTTTCAACGGTGTGTTGCCGGGTCACTTTCTGATCGCCAAGGGCGTGCTGGTCGATGATCCCCAGCGGCACTACGAGGCGGAAGTCTGGGTCTGCGGCGACTTTACGCTGCGCGCCGTGCTCAACCCCAACCCGGTGTCGGCGCGGCCGATCCACATGACCAGCTTCGCCAAGCGCAACGGGGCGTTCTGGGGCGATTCGCCGATCGACCTGGTATATGACATTCAGCGGGTGTGTAATTCCCTGGTCCGCGCCATGGTTCGGAATGCGGCATACAGCTCAGGCCCGATGGCCGAGGTGGCGGCGGATCGCTTCGCTTCGGGTGAGGACATCACCCAGATCGACCCCTATCGCATGTACTTCGTGCAGCCCGATCTCAGTGGCACCGGGGGTAAGGCCATCCAGTTCAATAGCGTGCCCTCGGTGCTGGCCGAGCTGACCCCCACCCTCGACCGCTTCATGAAGATGGCCGACGACATCTCGGGCATCCCGGCTTACGTGATTGGTAACCCGCAGGTGTCCGGCGCGGGGCGCACGATGGGCGGCCTGTCTATGCTCATGGGCAATGCGGCCAAGGGTATCAAGTCGGTGATGCTCAACATCGACAACGACTGCATCAGCGAGGTGGTGAGGAGCTTCTACTACTTCAATCTCGTCACGTCGGATGATCCGACCATCAAGTCCGATGCCGACATCGTGGCGCAGGGCACCAGCGGGCTGCTCCAGCGCGAGCTGCAGCAGAGCCGCATGACCGAGTTGCTCCAGCTGCTTACCCCGTACGTGCAGCTGCAGGTGGTGACACCGCAGGCCATTCAGTACATGCTGCGCCAAGTGCTGCAGGACCAGGGGCTCGACGTGGACAAGATCATTCCCGATCCGGACGCGCAGGAAGCGCAGCAGACTCAGGCGCGGCAGCAGGCCATTCAAGAGGCGGCCGGGGGTCAGCCGGGGGTCGGGCCGGACCAGGCCAAACCACAACAGCCGCCGGTGCCCGGCGCGCAGGGCGCGATCAGCGCTTCGGGGCCGCCTGCCGCGACGCCACCACAGGTCGGCATCAAGTACGCGTTGCCGCCTCCTTCACCTTCTCCAGGAGCCTAAGTCATGGCCGGTCCCTTTCAGCCCCTCAATCAGCAAGTCGCGCTGCCTAGCGCGGACAGCGGTGGCGCGGACGGCTTGGTGCTGTTCAACGCGCAGTCCACGTCCCAGACCAGTCCTACGGTCCAGATCGTTGCCACGCCGGTCGTGCTCAAGGCGTACAACCTGCAGGAGGGGCAGAGCGTTGCGATCAACAACTACTACGCGCAGACGAACCAATCCTCGCCCTATACCCGCGCGGGTACGGCGGTGGTCCTGACGCCGGACAACACGACGGAGGTGCTGTTCCTGACCGGTGCTTACCAGCTGGTCTTCACGGGCACACTCGGCACGCTGGTGGTGACAGGCACGCCGCTACCGCAGGTGAATATCGTGGGACAGGATGCTGACTTGGTCAGCCTGCTGCGTTCGCCAGTGGCCTTCCCCAACCCCTTGTTCGGCCCGTCGAGCACGGCGATCGTCAGCACCAAGGTGCAGGTGGGTCCGACGCCCATGGTATTTCGTGCGTATGGGCTGAGCGGCGATCAGAGCATCACCGTGCTAAACGTCTTCTCCCAGAACGGCACGGACACCGTGGTGCCGCTGAGTGTCGCCGGCGTGGACGCGACGATCACGGCGACCAACAACCAGCTGGTGCTGGATTTGTCGGGCACCTATGCCTTCCAGATCGAGACGCCGATCACCGGGCTGGTGCTGATCGGTCAGGAGACGGCGGCGGCGTCGCTTGACCCCTACACCCTCTACGAGACGCAGGTGGCCTCGGAAGCGGCCGTGGCCGCAGCCGCCGCAGCGCTTGTTTCCCAGAATGCCGCTGCGGCATCCGCTACCAGTGCCGCTACGTCGGCTTCGACGGCGTCGGCGGATGCGACGAGTGCAGGAGCTTCGGCCACCAGCGCCACAGCCTCGGCAGCGACAGCGACAACGCAAGCGGGTATTGCGACGACCCAGGCCACCAATGCAGCAGCCTCCGCGACGGCGGCAGCAGGCAGCGCGACAACGGCCGGGACGGATGCGACCAATGCCGCCGCGTCGGCGTCGACGGCATCGACAGCGGCGACGACAGCGACCACCCAGGCAGGCCTCGCCACCACACAGGCAACCAACGCGGCGACCAGTGCGTCGACAGCGTCCGCCGCGGCCACCACGGCGACGACCGAAGCAGGTACAGCGACCACGGCGGCCACCACGGCGACGACGCAAGCGGGTAACGCCTCTACCAGCGCCAGTGCGGCGGCCAGCAGCGCGAGTGGCGCAGCTTCCAGTGCAGCCAGTGCAGCGACCTCCGCGGCCAGTGCGGCCACTTCGGCGGCCTCCCCGCGTACTCATCCCTCGCAGGTGATCAACTCCAGTAGCGGCGTGGTCACTATCAATCTGGCCAGTAACGTCGAGGACTACTACCTGACGCTGACGGAAAACGTCACGAGCTGGGTATTCCAGAATGCGCCGGCCTCGGGCTTCGACGTGAAGATCAACGTCATTCTGCAGCAGGCGGCGTCAGCCAAGACCTGCGTATCTCCAGCGACCTCGGGCCATACGTCGGGCGGGGCGTGGACGGTAAGTGCGACAGTCAACTCGGTCCAGTGGCTTGACCTTGTCGTCAACAGCGCAGGTACGGTAAAGATGCTGCCCGAAGCGGTGCTTGCATAATGCAGAATGCCAACCTCTCGACCGGCCGCCGGCTTGTCAGTGTCCCTACCGTCGCGGTGGGCGGCACGGACGAGCTGGTGCTGTTTGGGCGGTACGCGACGAGCCCTATTAGCCCTATGGTGCAGGTAGGTAATGCGCCAGTGGTGTTGAAGGCGTATGGGCTACTGGATGGCGAGACGGTGACGGTGCAGAATTTCTACGCACCGACAGGGACGATGGTGCCCTACAGCTACAAAGGCAACCCCACTGTTCTGACCAACCAGCAGTCAACCGCGGTGCTGGCGATCACGGGCAATTACAAGCTGGTGTTTGCTGGCGCGGCCCTGGGCAATGTGCTGGTGACGGCGACGACGCTCAGTGGCAAGAACGAGAGTGTGGATCTCGGGGCGCTGCGCAGCCAGCTAGCTAATCCGAATCTTTACTTCGGGCCGGGCGTTACCAGTACGCTGAGTCAGAAGGTGCAGGTCACCGGCGCGCCTTGGGTATTCCGTGCGTACGGGCTGACAGCAGGCGTGACGATCCAGGCGCTGAATGTGGTGCAGACGGAGGCCGGGGAGACCACAGCTCCGCTGACGCAAGCGCTAGAAACGTACGAATTGTCGGAATCCGACACCACGATCGTGCTGGAGCTGGCTGGCAGCTATCGTTTCCAGGTGACGGGCGATCCGACGGGCGTGCTGCTCGTCGGCAATGAAAATCCCATCCTCTTCATCGACCCCTATATTCCGCAGGGCCCCCCTGGTCAGCAAGGCCCACCAGGGACGGGGGTGACGGTTATTGTCGCTACAGCGCAGACGAGCTTGTCGGGCGAAAGTGTCGTGGCTATCGCCAACGGCTACGCCTATTATCCTGACCTGACCAATCCCGAGGACGTAAGCAATATCGTAGGGATCACGCTGGAGGCAGCAGCAGAAGGGGCCTCTGTACAAGTGACAACAAATGGCTCTTTTACCGAGAGCGCATGGAGCTGGTCGCCAGGACTCATCTTCTGTACGGTGTCGGGTGGCCAGCTAACGCAGAATCCCGCGAGCGACGGGGCGATTATCGAGGTGGCCAAGGCCACGACAGCAACCACTATCCAGACCGGCATCGGCCTGGCCATTTTGAGGTAACGACGTCATGGCTGGAAACACCTATCTTGCACGCGACACCACGACGCAGCTTCCGAAGGAAGTCGCGGCTTCACAGACTTCAGCAGGCGCGGGTAGCGCAGGGCAGATTGTTGCCCTGAATTCATCGGGGGTTCTCGACTCCACACTATTTCCCGCAGGTTTCGGCGAGGCGTCGATAACGGCGGTGGCTTCGGAGGCGTTGGCCGCAGGAGCAATGGTTAACCTCTGGTCCAATGCGGGAGTACTTAATGTGCGTAATGCGAATGCGACGGACGCTACCAAGCCCGTTTCAGGGTTCGTTACTGCGGCTTTCGCCTCTTCGGCAACAGCGACAATTTATTTCTTCGGCCAGATCGTAACGGGCGTCTCGGGCCTGACGATCGGCGCGCCGGTGTACCTGGGTACGACAGCAGGTGTAGTAACGCCGACGGCACCGAGTGCCAGTGGCAACTTGGTATGTGTGCTGAGTCAGGCAGCGATCAGCGCCACGTCATTTGTGCTGGAAAAGGTGAGTTCGATCATTCATGCCTAATGCGCTGATTCGTGACCCTACGACGCAGTTGCCCGCTGATTTTTCGGCGGGCTTCCTTGCGCCACCGGAATACATCGACGACCTGGAACTACAGTACGCCAATACGGTCGGCCTTAATGTCATGCCAGGATCGTGCTATATCCCATCGCTGGGCTACGCCGTCAATAATCCATCGACGATTTCTCTTTCCAGCATGACGGTGACAGGAGGTACCTGGTATCACGTCTACGCTTACATGTCGGGAAGTACTTTCTCCGCGGAGTACAACACGACAGCACCCGTGGCTTATTCGGGCTCACAGGGCTACACCAAGACGGGCGACAATTCGCGACGATACCTTGGTAGTTTTTACGCCCTTTCGAGCATCAATATCGCCAAGTTTTTGCAGACTGGTAATACGGTGCAGTGGCTGGCTACCGTCACGCTGCTATCCGCTGGAACGAATAGCACCGCATATACTTCAGGGTCGCTTAATGTGGTGACAGCGGGTGCTGCGCCAGTCACTGGACGCAGTCTTTCTCTGCGTTTGGTTAATCAAGCGACCGTAGGAAGTGTCGGTTTATCTAATGCCGATGCCGCTCTGACGATACCTTCCGCCTTGGTCGTCATGATGCCATCGACCAGCGGCTATGCACCGATGCCTATAAGCCAAGGCACTAGTCCGGGTACGATCCAATACTGCTACACAGCAACGCCTACCGGGGCGTCTGTAACTATTGCTGTTATTGGGTATACCTTCAACCGATGACTCCCTACCGCCAACAGCACAAAGCAACGTGGTGGCAAGCAGTTGCCCTGTCGGCCTGCCTGAGTGCCGTGGGTTTCGCTTCGGTCCGTTTGGTGGACACGTACCGTTCCAGTGCTGTAAGTACCGCGCAAATACCCGATATCCTTACCCGTCTGGGTGCCCTCGAAGCGAGAAAGTGTCCATGACTGCTGCCCGTAAAGTGATCGTCGAGCACCCCGCGCATCGTAACTTGGTGCGCGCAGCGCGTGAACTAGGGAAAGCCAAATTGGTTGACGGCATACCTGACTCGGCTATCTATCTCATCGAAAATGCGGATTCTCTGGTGCGTGGGTCGATTGATGTGTTGCTCGAACTCGATCCTCTGAAGAGCGAGTTGGGAACCATTGTCATGTTTCTCAGGGAATCATTAACCCGGCGTATGGAGAAAGTCGAAGGGGAGATGCGCGAGGTGTACGAGATTACCGACGAGTACTTGCTTGGGAAGGCGGCGCAAAGGGCATTTGCGTTGCCTCGCATGTTCACTAAAGGGGATGGCACATGAAGATGATCCAGCTGGGCGTTCCGCTACACCGTCTGTGGAGCCTTCGCTTCAGTATCGCGGCGACAATCTATAGTGCCGCCGCTGGCGGCTGGGAAGTCATGCCGCATGACTGGCGTCCCGACTTGACCCATACCGAGCAGATGATCCTGGCCGGCATTGGTGTGCTTATCCCAGCTGCTGCGGCCGTGTCCCGCGTGATTGCGCAGCCCAGCTTGCACGAGCCGCCTGCGTCGCCGGACGATCCAAAATGCTAGACACAGCGACGCTTGCCTCGTGTACGGGCGCGAGTGTGGCCAGGGCTACATTGTTTGTGGATAGCCTCAATGAGGCCATGCAGGCGTATGAGATCAACTCAACTGCCCGGCAGGCGGCGTTCCTGTCAGAGATCGGGTATGAGTCTGGGTATCTTGTCTACACGACGGAGCTGTGGGGGCCGACGCCGGTGCAGCAGGGCTATGAAGGCCGGGCAGATCTAGGCAACACGCAGCCGGGAGATGGACCGCTGTTTCGCGGGCGCGGACTCATCATGATCACGGGCCGCGCGAATTACACCGCAGCGGCGGAAGCGCTTTGCTTGGACTGTGTTAACCAACCTACGCTGTTGGCTATGCCTGAATGGGCCTCGGTAAGCGCCGCTTGGTGGTGGTCGACGCATGGTCTAAATACGCTGGCGGATGCGGGCAACTACGAAGCCATCACCCGAACGATAAATGGCGGACTGACAGGGTATGAAGGTCGGTGTACGCTATGGGCGCAAGCCAAACAAGCACTGGGAGTAGGCACATGAATTTTTTCAAGCGATTGAAGGCAGCATGGCTGGTGTTGGTCGGTAAGTGGGAAGTGCTCGAAAAGGCCGAGCTGGTGAAGATCAAAGCTGACGCCAAGGCGGCCGAGAGTAAGCTGCCATGATGGCGTCGATCTACGCGAAGTTGGCTGGCGTGTTGCTGATCCTGGCTTTGTTCGCTGGGACATTCCTTTGGGGTGACCATCACGGCACGGCCAAAGTGCAAGCGCAGTGGGACGCTGCCAAAGTGGTGCAGCAAGTAGCCGTAGCCAAAGCCGAAGCTGCCAGCGCAGCCCAAGCGAAGGCACAGCAAGAATCGTTCAACACTCTTGAGGCCAAGTATGAAACAGCTATTCAACCAGCGCCGCTTCTATCTGCCGCTCTGCCTGCTGCTCTTGCCGCTGGCACTCTCCAGTTGCGCGACCCAACCGTGTGCCCAAGTCGTGGCGACGTCAGCGCCGCTACCGCCGCTTCCCGCGCCGCTGATGCTGCCGCCACCCAAGCCCTTGCTGACCGCGCCACAAATTCAATCGCGGCTGTTCGTATCGGGGACGCCGCCGATGCCCGCGAGCGCCAGCTCGACGCTCAAATAGTCGGGCTTCAAGGACTGCTTAAGGCGGAGCGACAGCCCACGCCATAGGTATAGCTATTCAAAGTCAAGGTTTTAGCGTACGGTTTCGCTCCATCCACCCGTTACCCCATCAGGAGACCATCGCCATGGTCGCGTTTAACGACAAGAAAAAGAGCACGGTCCCGAGCAACGACAAGGGGTTCGGGCGTGGCAGCAGCATCAACCAGAACATGCCCGTGTCGCCGAATCAGTTCGGTAATGGCATGACGCCCTACAAGACCAACGTGAAATCCGAAGGTGGATCACCCATGCGCAAGCCCGAGCAACCCAAGTCCATCAAGACGATGAACAAGACCTTCCCGGCGCAGGTGCCGATGAAGGGCGGTGGCAAGAGCAAGGTGGGCATGCCGCAGTCCAAGAACGTGGCGACCATCAAGACCATCAAGGGCAAGAAGCGCGGATGAGTCTCAGCGTCGATGCACAGCGCCGCCTCGATAGCCTCTTGGCTGGACATGGCGGCGCTGTGCTGAGCGACTGGCTCACGGACGAGCTGGAGCAAGTTAAGGGGGCATTATGCGTGGCACCGCTCGAGCGACTACAACGGCTTCAGGGTGAGGCGGCGGCCTACACCAAGTTGCTGTCCAAACTAACCAAGGGTAGGGAGTAAACATCATGGCACTTGCCGCACCATCCAAGCTTCCCGCAGCGCAGCAGAAGCGCCGCGAAGCGCTCGTCACGCTGCACACGCCGCCGGCCGAAGTGGTCGACCCCGTTGTTACCCCGGCAGAGCCTGTTGCCGATCCTGTAGTGCCTGTTGCCGAAGCGCCGGTGACGTTGGCTCAGGCGGAAGTGACGGAGCTGCGTGCAGCCGCCGCGGATACCGCGCAGGCGCGCCGTGCGGCGGAGCTGGCTGTGCTGGAAGCGAACGAAGCGAAAGCCCGCTTGACAGAACTTGAACGTGCGCGTAATGAACAGCCCAGGGTCGTCGCGCCGCCGGATCTGGGGTTCGACGCCACGGCAACGGAGTTCACCCCGGCAGAGCGCGAGACCTTCGATGAGCTTTCTGAAGGGTTTGTGGTCAAGGTGGTTCGGCGGGAGCTGGCAGCCGCGTTCCAGAAGTACGGATCGCACATCGACACACGGCTCGAAGGTGTGGAGAAAGCGGCAACCACGGCTACCGTAACGCTGCAGCGATCCGCCGAAAAGAATTTCATGGCGAAGGTACAGGAGAATATTCCCGATGTAGGCAAGCTGGTGGGGCATACAGACTTCAAGAGCTGGATGAAGGAGTTCGTGCCCATGACCAACACGACATTCGACCAGGCGCTGGCAGAGGCCCATCGAGTGGAGAACCTTCAGGCAGTCATCGACATTTTCGATGTGTTCCGCAAGAAGGTCGGGTTGGTCAAGCCCAGTACGGCAGGGTACGCAGGCGCAGCCGGTTCCGCTGCTGCCATAGAGCCAGCCGCCGCGGCCGTCGGTAAGCGCTTCACCATGACCGAACGCAAGCAGATGAGCGAGAAGCTCCGCAAGAAACAGGTTTCGCAACAAGAGTTCGACACGTACAAGGCGGAGTTTGACAAGGCGAACGCAGAAGGCCGCGTCGATCCGTAAACCCACACACCCCGGTTGGGGTTAGTCCACGAGGAAGAAGTCCATGGCCATCCCAGCCGCCGCAGGTTACCCGCAGTATTCTGGCAATCTCATTACCCCGCTGTTCTCGATGGACCTGCTGGAGCGGTTCTACGCCAGCACCATCTACAGCGAAATCTCCTCGACCGAGTATACCGGCGAGCTGGAGAAAGGCGGCGATCAGATCACCTTCTGGCGTGAGCCGCGCGTGCGGGTTCGTGATGCGATCAAGGGCCAGCCGATCCAGCATGACACGATCGAGTCTGATCCGATCACCATGACGATCGACCAGTCTAAGGATTTCTCGATTGCGATGTCGCAGGTGGATGAGTTCCAGATCCAGAACTTCCCGACCTGGAAGGAGCGCTTCCTGCAGTCCGCTGGCCGCGAGCTGGCCATCGCTATCGACGGCCCGCTGATGACCGAGATGTACACCTCGGTGGACATCCACAACCAAGGTGCGACCGCGGGCAAGAAGTCTGGCAATATCAACCTCGGCACCGTCGGTGCCCCGCTTGCCATCACCAGCGCCAATATCACGCAGATTTTTGCACAGGTGCATCAGGTGCTGGACGAGCAGAACGCACCGACCGACAACCGCTTCATCACGGTGCCGCCGGCTGGTATCACCGCGTTGCGCAATAGCGACTTGCGTGCAGCGTACTTGACCGGTTTGAGCTGGTCGCCGCTGACCAATGGTAAGTTGCCAGACGAAGTGATGGGCTTCACCATCATGAAGTCGAACCTGATCCCGCAGGCGACGGATGTGGGCGTCAACCTGCTGGCCTACCACGTCGTCGCCGGCGTCAAGAACGCCACAGCTTTCGCTGCGCAGATCGAACAGACCCGCGTGATCGAAGACAAGGACGACTGGGATCGCTACTACCAGGGCCTGACCGTCTACGGCTTCAAGGTGCTGTACGACGACGCGCTCGTCCACGTCTACTGCACGTTCTCCTGATCGCGCAGCGTAACCCCCTCCCCAACAGGATCAAGGCATCATGAGCACTCGTGAACTGTATATCGGTGGTGGCCCCGCCTATAACTACCCTGGCATGGCGATGTTCCCGCGCGCAGCGTTTAGCGCCACGGACCCGAACATGCTGGCGCTCACCACGTCGTCCCAGAACGGGGTGACTCGGGTGCTGGACTTCGAGTGGGATGACTCGCTGAAGCAGTACGTGGCGGCGCAGGCTACGGCCGGCACGCCCATCGCTGCTTCCGACATTCTGGGCATCGCCTTGCTGCCACCGAATGTCCTGTTCCTCGGCATCTACGTCTCGGTCAGCCGACCGCAGGCCGGTGTGGTTCTCACGCCAAGCACCCGCAATGGCGAACTGACTTTCCCGGCGATCAACTGCGGTGCGATCCAGCTTGGGCAGTTCGCTGCTCCCGATGCGACCTCGTGGGTGACGGGCGGTCCCGGCGCTGAAGTTGAATCGGTAACCTTGACTGCGGCAGGCTCGGGCTATACCACAGCGCCGACGGTGGCCTTCTCGGGCGGCGGTGGCACCGGGGCGGCAGCGACGGCCAACCTCGTGGGTGCAGGCTTGTCCGGCATCTCCGTGGCCAACGGCGGCACGCTCTACACGTCCCCGACGGTAGCGATCACTGGTGGTGGCGGTTCGGGTGCGACGGCAACAGCGACGGTATCGAGCGGCGTGATTACTGCCTTTACCGTGACCGCCGCAGGCACGGGCTATACCTCACCCCCGACGGTTACCGTGTCGGACAGCACCGGTTCCGGAGCGCATGGTGTGGCGGCAGTGACGGCCTCGGCCGTGGCCAGTGTCACGGTGATCAATCCGGGCTCGGGCTATACCTCGGCGCCGACCGTGGCCTTCTCCGGTGGTGGCGGCACGGCAGCGGCAGGTACGGCGGTTCTTTCGGCCGCAAGCCAGACGGCGGGTATTTCGGGGGCGACGTTCAACAACGCCCCGGACATCCTGGACTTGACGGTGACGGCGCTGCCGGTGACCAACTTCGGCAACTTGCGGGTGACCATCGCTCCCAAGCTGATGAGTTTCCCCGTCGGCCAGCACTGAGCGAGTAAGATCGCGCTGACGCTGTGAACCTTAGAGGGGGCGCCTATCGCCCCCTCTTTTCTTGGGAGAAAGCACCATGGCTTTTGTGAAGGCGGGGCACCGGTACTACTACAACAACACGTCGGGCGCGGTCTATCCGTGGAGCCCCGATCTGGAGAAGGTCAAAGGGTTGACGCTGTTCCACGCGCCACGCGACGGCGAGTTCGATACCAGCATGACCCTGGCTGGCGAAGCGCCGCAGGAAGTACCGGCAGCCCCGAAGCGCGCCCCGGTAAAGAAGGCTCCGGCCAAGACCGTAAGGTACATAGGTGCTGAAGCGCCGCCTGTGCCCGGCGAAAGCCATACGGTGGAAGTCCCCACGGCCTCGGGCTCGGCGACAATCCCGGCGGTCAATCTCACCTCCAGCGATCTGATTGACGAATGAGAACGGTCCAGAGTGTCATCTATGCCGCCTCGGTGCAGCTGTCGGATCAACGACCGCGGCAGGAGTACACGCGCTGGACGCAAGCCATGCTGGTGCAGTACCTCAATGACGCGATGGCGGAGATATCCAGTATCCGGCCGGAAGCGTTCGCCCTGCGTCGGTGGGTGGAGTTGGTGCAGGGGTATATCCAGACGGTGCCCGAAGGCTGCATGCAGTTCGTCAAGATCGAGCAGAACCCCGATGGCACCATGGCCTATGAAGGCGATGCTGATCTACTGAAGTCGATGGGGACGACACCGCCCAAGCTGGTGCGGCTGCGCTATGATGCTGACGGCAACGTGATCTTCAACGTGCGGTCCTACTCGATCGACTCCACTGACCCCAAGACCTACTACATCAGCCCGCCGGTGCCGCGCGGTGTCACAGTCAACGTGCTGGCATCGTTCGTGCACAACCCATGGCATTACTCGGTGCAGAACTTGGCCGAGCCCGTGGACGTCGCGCCGGGCATCTTCAATCTGGCACAGGATTACATGCTGGGGCGCGCCTACGAGATCGACAGCGAGTCGGCCGAGTCCAAGAGCAACAGTGTCAAGCACTTCCAGCAGTTCTACCAGTTCTTCGGGCTGAACTACAAACAGACCAGCGCCTACCAGTCGCAGAACTATGGTGGCAATACGGCAGGCGGTAACGCGGCGACCGGCTCATGAGCTACGACACCGAGTATGACGAACAGGGCAACGCGATCGTCCCATTGGATTCGCTGCTGCCATCGGTACTGATGCGGGTATCGGCCATCCCCTACGAGTTGGCTGTGCAGATGCTGCGGGTCAAGTACAACGAGTTCGCGCGCAAGGTGGGTAACGTGCGGATGGTGCTGCGTATCGACGTGCAGAAAGGTGTCAACCGTTATCCGCTGCCGATCCCACCGGGGCATTTCCTGCATACGGTCAAGGCGATTTCGTTCGGTCGGCATCATGGCGGGTATCGTATGGCGCTGCCGGATTACTGGCGCGGCTGGAACGGCATGTACCGCGGTCAGCGCTATAGCATCGACGAGTCTAATGCCCTCGTGCTGGACATGGAGCCAAAGCGCGACGAAGAGCAGCCCATCCGCGTGCATGTACAGCTAGTGCCCGATGCCGACTGCCAAGACATGCCGGCGGATATGGCAGCGATGTATGGTGACGCGATCGCGGCAGGTGTGGCTGGCGAAGCGATGAATATCCGAGGCAAGCCGTGGTATGACCCCGGCAACAGCGTGCGCGTCATGAAGTTGTTTTACCAAGCCATCACCGATGCACGCGCCAACGCTGAACGCGGTAAGCTTGGGGTCGCCTACATGAGGACGCGTCGATGGACTTGAGGATTGGCCAGGTATCGACGGATGCGCCACGACTGAATGTCCAGACCATCCCTCGGTCGGACGTCGTACTCAGCGAGGTTGAACTGCTGATTCGCCGTGTGGGTGAGCCGGCGGACTACGCGACCTACAGCCCCATCAATATCGTGGGCAACGTGCTCACGTTCCAGTTCGATACTCTGCTGTTCGATAATCTCTACGGGCGCTATGCCGGCACGTTGTCGTTCAATGGCACGCCCTACGCCTCGCTACAGTTCCAGTACACTTCGGCGGTGTCGATCAACCCGGCACTTCAGCTGTCGACGATTGGTCCCTACAAGAAAGACCGTGAGTACGCCGATCCGAACTGGAGTGGCACGGGTATCGCAGGACCCGGCACATTCATCGGGCTGAAGGATTGTCCCAAGACGTACGCCGGAGCTTCAGGCAAGCTACTCTCGGTGCGATCGCTGGAGAATGGGATTGAGTTCGTCGGATTGGTCGCCGGGGATAATATCTCGGTGGTGGCCACCGAGGGCAACATCGTCATCGCGGCGACCGGCCCTGAAGCTAGTGGGGTAGACTCGGTCGTTGCTGGGTCTAACATATCCGTGAACGACACCGATCCTTCTAATCCGGTCATCAGTGGACCGCCCATTTACCAAGCAACTATGGTGCCTGCGGCGCCTAGCCAGAACGGGGTATTGATGGTCTACCTAGGCCAACTAGCAGGTAATCCTAGCACTGGCGGTGCTGCTTATTCCTTGAACGGTGGATGGATCGACTTATTTTCCGGCGGCGCTGTCCCGGTAGGAACTTGACGATGACCATGATAGCAACTCCCGGTGTGGTCGGCGTGCTGCAGTCGGGCGCACCCGGCTCAGCCTTGGTCATGACAGTGGACGGTGCCTATGCGACTTACCTGACCGGCTTGCTCGTCGGCGGAGCGTGGACCTACGCAAAGTCCCGTGTAGGCAACGCGGTGGAAAATATCAAGATCACGGGTATTACTGCACAAGTCATCACGGTAGATCGCGCACAAGATAATACTTCGCCACTATCTCTCGCCACCGGCGCGGAGCTAGAGTTTGTCATGGGAGCCAGTGCCGTAGCGGACCTGATTGCTGCCGCTTCCATGGCGCCGGCCATTACTATTTCAGGTGCGGGGGCGGCGGTCGTGACAGAGCCCACGACGAACAATTACGTCGTGACGGTAGCGGCAACGGAACTCACCAGTACCGGCGGCTCTCTTGTCGTCACCTCGACAGGCGAGAATCTCTTCAACGCAGAAGTCAACACCAGCACCATCGGCTGCTGCGCCAGCAGCTAATCAGGAGCACGACGTGGCCTATAAGAACGCGCATGGGGTATCCGGGTATCTCACCCAGCCTCTGCCTGCGTCGCTCACGGCGACGACGATGCAGCTCGATGCCTCAAGCGCGGCACAGCTGAAGAACTTGTTGGGCTCGCCTGACTGGACCTTCATGCTGATCGGCACGGGCGCGACCTGTGAAGTGGTGCAGGTATTCTACAGCGCCTCGACCAACTTCCCCATCACGCGCCAGCAGGATGGCAGCCTGCTCAACGCCCACGTTCGCGGCGATCCGGCTCATTTCGAGCTGACAGCGTTAGCTGTCGCGGCGGAAGTGACCCCGGTGCCCATGACGGTCACGGGTGAGAATCTGGCCGTCGTATCGACGAGTGGCCTGGATGTCAGTATTAATGTGGCGGAACCTGCTTTCACAGGTAGCGGCTTGGCCATCACAGGCAGCTGGCCAAGCCTCACGTTCACCGTGACCGAAGACGATACCAGCTGCTGCGGGGGATCGAGCGGCGGCGGAAGTGGCGGCATCACCAGCATATACGGCTCGGGCCTGGCTGAAGCGGCGCAGAGCGGAGCCATCGTCACTATCACCGTACCGGAGCCGGCCTTCACTGGCTCGGGCATCACTATCTCGGGAAGCTGGCCGAATCTTGTATTCACAGCAGGCGGAGGCGCAGCCGGCACGGTGACATCGGTTACGGGCGGCACAGGTATTACCGTCACGGGCACGCCGTCCATTGCCCCGGTGGTCAACCTCAGTGCGACAGGTGTCACCGCAGGAGCCTATGGCGGCCTCACGGTCAACGCGCAAGGGCAGCTGACAGCCGTAGACCCTGCGTTCAACCCGCCCAGCAGTATCGTCAGTGGCAGCGCCGCGATTACTTCAGCGCGCGTAGGCAATGTCCAAACGCTGACGGCGACGTCAGCGGCAGAAGGTACGGTGGGTGTGGTAGCCCTCGCCGACGCCAGCGACCCGCTTGATCCTTCGGATCACTCTACCGCGGTGAATCCAGCCTTGTTGGCCGCCGTGATCGACTCACTGGCCGCGACCTCCGTGTCGGGTGTATCGACGTATACTGCAGTCTCGACCGGGCTCTACACCAATATCATTTCCGGCGCCGTGCTGGCTGTGAATATCCCCTCGGGCGAGTCGCTGTTGGTGCACGCTCATGCCACGATGGTCAACACGTCGACGCCGCTCACGCCGGTGGCCTTTGGGATGGCTATCTTCAATACGGCTGGCTCGGGCACGATCATCCAAGGCGACCAGTCGATGACCCAGTCGCAGCAGTCCATGAGCATCATCATCAACGGCCCGCTGGTGACCAGCCTGGCTCTTCTGACGACGGCGGTGCCGAGCGGGTCGGCGGTGCTTAGCTACGGTCTGGTGGCCCTGGCGCCGGGATGAGCAGTATCGTTATCAAGCGTTTCGCTGGGATGCGTCCGCTGGAGGACGCTCGCCTGCTGGACAACAGCGAGGCGCAGATCGCGCACAACTGCCTCCTTACTGACGGGTCGCTGCGCCCGATGCCCCGGTGGGCGCAGATGGGGGCGCAGACGCCTGCCATTACCGTGGGGCGGGCCAATACTCCCTACACACCGGTGCCGGGGATCTGCGGCATGGTGTTCAACGGCCCCCCCTTCGGGCTGCAGACCATCTACCTGGATGGCTCGGGCAACGTCAACCCCGACGCGAACAGTAGCGCCAGTGGCAGTATCAGCATCGCCCCCGGATACCTCTCGCAGAAGGCCGTGAACCGCGTCTATGGGGTGACCTCGGTGCGCGTGTTGGGCGATGTAGCCTACGAGTCGGCGCTGACCATTCTCTACGGATCGAACCCGGACGGCCTGATGTACGAGGGGGATATCGCCACCATATCGGTGGCCTGCACGGGAGACTATGCACGGGTCTACCGTAGCACCTCGGACGTGACGACAGGTGCTGGTACTAACGGCGCGGTCACGGCGAACTGGCAACTGGTCGTGGACCAGCTTCCGACAGGCGAAACGTTCATTGACGGCGGTTCGGCGGTATCCAACCCGTTTGATACCTACCTCTATCGTGGCCCTCTCACCCCGCCGTTCAGTGCGATGGCGATGGGGCTGCTGGAGAGCGGCTTTGTCTGGCTCATCTCGACGGACGGCCAGATCGCCTTGTCGGATCGTTTTACGTGGGGTATCTGGCCGGTGGAGAATCGTTACAGTCTGGCGAATGCTCCGGCGCAAACCGGGCTGCTGGTGACGGGCGCCGTGTCTGTGGGCGATCGGCTTTATGTGGGAACCCAGCTGGGGGCGTATGCAGGTGAGGCACACGTCACGGATGCCGGAGCCGTGGTGCTGCAGATGCTGCCTATCCCCGGCTCCTATGCCTGCCTCCCCAACACGATGGTGGCGACGCCCGATGGGGCGCTCTATACCTGTGCCCAAGGTGTGGTTGCGCTATCGGGTAATCAGGCGCAGATGCTGTCTCGCGATATCGCGCGGGGTGTGGCCGGTACGCTACCTGCGGGTGCCGGCGACGTAAACTTCAGCCAGGTCGACCAGGCCTTCTACCACAATGGCCGGTACTATGCGTTCGGTGGGGGTAACCAGACATGATCGTGCTTGGTCTTCAAGGAGCGCACACGGGCGATATCCTCATGGCGCTGCCGGCGATCGCGGCGCTTTTGGCACGTGGAGAAAAGGTCGGCGTGGCCTGTCCTGAGCCCTTCGCCGAGCCACTGCGCCATCTGCCGGTGACCTGGGCACGCGATAACCAAGCGACGGACTTCGCCGACTTCAAACGCAAGCACCATACCGATGCATGGCTTGACCACTTTGGCGTCACCCCGATCAAGATGCCCATCAACCCGCAGCGCAGTGTGATGGACCCATGCCTCCCGAAAGGGCGCTGGTGTCTGCTGTCGCCGTGGGCGGATGCTCCTGATAAGCGTTGGGATTTGCTGCGCTGGATCGCTGTAGGCCGAGCGGCCATGCGTGAGGGGTATCAGGTGGCTGTCGTAGGGCCGCAGCGAGCCAACATGCTCGGCATGAAGATCGCCAACGCCTGTGGCGCAGTAGACCTCGTAGGGCGCTGCACGCCGCGCACCTGGCCTGCACTGTTGGCCCAAGCTTCGCTGGTGATTACCCCGGACACGGGTGCAGGGCATATGGCTGACGCCTTGAGTGTGCCGGTCATCGGGCTCTATGGTGCGACGCGGCTGTATGACTGTGCCCCCTACTGGGATCGGCGTTACTGCGTGGAGGCTAAGGGTATGGACGCGATCAGCACGGCGACGGTGATTGATCAGCTGAGGGCAGCCTGATGGCGAACCTGCTCCTTACTGCGTCGAACTGGAAAGACTTCAATGCCGTCACGCCACCGGCAGACTGGACAGGCACCCAGTACACCACTGATTTTTCAGCGGGCGGCGGGGCGTTTTTCGAGCTGCAGTTTATTGGCTCCTTCGTTGACGGCGACACCTTCACGGCCAATATCACTTCAGAGCCGGCGGGGTCTTCGTTTGGTTCACCGGAGATTTTCAGCGGTGCCGCCTATCTCAACTTCGTCAACACCTCGGGCGACGTGGTGTGGGCGTCGCCCGCGTTCAACTCGACAACGCCAACCAGTGTCAACATCCCGGCACAAGCGGGGTCGTTTGTACTGGCGGCTTCGTCATCGGCCAATGCGGCGCAGCATGCCTATTCTGGCATTATCTTCGTTACCCCCGTTCTACCTCCTGTGCCCGGCCCTGGTTTCGTGCTGGCGACGGGCGACACGCTTAGCCCCTCCAGCGGCCCTGGCGCACTGACGACGATGCTCCTTCCGACGCTATCTAACATCGTTGGCTCGGCGCCTAGCTATGTCCGCGCGCCGTGGGGCGCGGCGCTGGTGTTCTACGGTGGTAGTCCGGTGTATTCGCTTCCCCTGCCGGAAGACGTAGGACTTCCTGCCTACGAGGGGGCACCCAAGCAGAAGTTTACGTGGCGGTCCAAGAAGTTCGTCTTCCCCGGCCAGACCACGTTTGGCGCGGCCAAGGTGGTGCACTCGTGTGCCGGCGGTGGCGTACGCTTCAAACTGTATATAGACTGCTGCTGTGTCTTCGAGACGGTCGTACGCGGGTGCGTGCCGTTTCGCCTGCCGGCTAACCTCCGGGGCATCACTTGCGAGATCGAACTATCAGGCTGTTCGCGGGTGACCGAGGTACGCGTGGCTTCATCTATACGGGAGTTGATGGGCGATGAATGAGCTGGAAAACCGAATCACCGAAGCCTTCAAGGGCAACAAGCAGTTCGACGAGGACGTGCGTAACGCCATGCACCGTGCACTGCAGCTGGACGAACATAAGAGCAAAGAAGACCCGGCGTCGCAAGCGCATATGGCCCTGGGATTGCTGGCGCTGGAGGTAGCGGTTTCTCTGGCCAACGCCTTCGCCGGTCTGCGCCGGCCGAACGAGGCGCGCTATGTGCGGCTGTTCTTTGACATGGTGATCGGCCTCAACGGCAATCTGTTCTGGGGCCAGCATGCGCCGTCGATCATGCCGTTGGTGCACACCATTCTGATGGACCATCTGGACTCGGTGAGTCTGCAGATGGAGCGGGGCGAGACGAAGATCAGTCCGTGGGATAAACTGATCATGGGTGCTGAGGCCTCGGTCATGGCACCGTTCTCACAGATCCTGTTTCTGGTCGGTGGCCCGGCGCTGCAAATGGCCGGCTCCGTGGCGCTCAAGAAAGAGTTGATGCCCCTCCTGATGAAGTGACTTATGGCCGCCGCGGTTTTCGAAACGGATCTGACGGAAATCATCACGCAAGCCGTCGAGGCGGCGGCCATGATTGGTTCTCTGTGGTCGAGCTTTGGCGTCGTGGACTTGGCGCGCAGCTACTACAACCTCTACAACGCGCAGCGCCAGTTCTACTACTCAACGTTCCAGCAAGGCGCTGAAGCACCGTTGGCCGTGGCCGTCTACAACACCCCGATTGCCACGACACAATACGCAGGATCGGCGGCACAACTCTACAGCCCCACTGGTGTGTTCGGCGGCCTGATGGGGGATATCGACGGGTGGTGGGCACGGCATAGCCAGATGTTTGGAGCAGAGCAGGCGATACCGATTCTTACCGATGAAGTGGCACAGGACTACATCCTGATCCAGAGCCAGTGGACCAACGTGATGTTCCGTTTCGCCGAGGTCAACTTCGATCTGTTGAGCGAGCAGCGCTGGGATCACCGTATGAAGCTGCACAACGTCGCCCTGAAACAGATGTCGACCGTGCTGGGCGGACTGGCGTCGGCGGTCGAGTCACGCGAGGATACGCTGTCGGATCGAGCATCCAATTTTGCCGATATGTCCAACAGTGCCGCGCAGCGTCGTGGACTCGTGCAGGGGCACAAAGATGTACAGGCGCGCTACGCGGCGTTGGCAGGTTCGGCAGGGAACAACTATCAGCCACCTGCGGGTGCAGCACGGGCACGCACGGGCGCGAGCACTATGCCTTACAGCGCATCGACGTTTGCTTTGAACAGCCCTGGCGCCGTGACGCGTGGACAGCAGCTGGGCCAATCCATGACTACGGTGAACTGAGATGGCCGTCGACAACAAGACTTACACCGGCGGTAACCAGACCCAGTGGGGTGCTGACTCTCAAGCCGTCTCGGATATGTCGGGTGGCAAGTCGGCGGGCGGCATGCGCGGCATCGGCCTCATCGCCTTTGTCCTCGGGCAGATATTCCTCAACAACAAAGCCCTCGACCTGTCGCAGGACTACTACAACACCAACAAGCAGGACTTTGACTTTTTCCAGCACACGCACCAGGCGCCCATGGCCGCCAGTGCAGCGGAGGCGTTCAACCCCACTGACAACCCGACCTACCAGCAGGATCTCTATGTCGCGACCCCAGCGGCGGCGGCTCGCGTGGCGGAGATGGACCGCCAGTGGCTGATGGCCCGCAAGAGCCTGTCACGGTACGCTACCGGTGCGGGTAAGCGGCTGGACTACGAGTATGCCAAGAATCGCGTACAACAGATGGCTGCGAACTGGTACATGGGATTCCGCAGTGAGCTGACCTATGCGCAGGATCACAACGAGCGGCAGTTCAACCGGCAGGTGATGGTCGTTAACATTGGCATCGGCGCAGCGAATGAAGTGGCGAAGGGACTAGCCTCGGCAGAGAGTGGGCTGAACAAAGCGTATACTCAGGCCGGGAACCAGCTCGGCTCCATGGCTAGCGGGTTATCGGGGTCGATCGGGCAGAAGCAGGGGCAGGCTGATACCAAAGCCACTTACAAGTCAATCACAGGATCTTGAGCCATGGCTGATTACGTCAATCCCTTTGGTGGCTACGCCCAGGGCTATACGCAGGGATCGGAGCTGGAAGATCGTTTGCAGCAGAACGCACGGCAGGCGCGGCAAGCGGATTGGGAAAACCGATACATCAATCCAGACAAGGCTCAGCAGTCGCATGTCGCTACGCGCGAGGCGCAAGCGCAGGAACCGTACTACAACCAAGGGCTGCAGCCAGCACTGGACGCCTTGAAGGCAGACTCCTTCATGAAGCAGCTCGGCGCAGGTACACAAGCCGCAGACATTACGGGCAACGCGGTCGGTGTCCAGAACTCCTTCCTGAAGAACTACGGGCAAAACACAGGGGCAACTGACGCTGACATCGTGGGGGCCGTGCGCCTTCCTGCGGCAGAGAACTTCGCGCTCGGTTTAGGGCGTAATCAAGCCCTACAGACGACGGCGGGAGCACGGGGGGAAGCAGCCGATGCGTCGATGCAGCGAGCGCTCTATCCTGTCGCTCCGGCGCCTGCTGCGGGTGGGTACGACTACAAAGGGGCGTTGAACCCCTTCGGTACGCCTGCGGTGCCTGCGGCAGGAGCGACGCCAGCACCCCCACCTGAAGGCAGCGACGCACCGGGGGTTAACCCCCAAGGCTCCGCGATCACGCCGTTCCACCAGTTGGACCCGATGGCCCAGGCACACGCCATTCACTACACCAGTCAGCTAACTGGGCATCCCCCGGAAGCCGTTGCGCAGCACATCGCTTCGCAGATGCCGAGGAGCAATTTCAGCACTGACCAGCAGACGGCGTAATGGTCTCCTCTATCGACCAGATCCTCGGTCAATACGGTCTAGGCGCCAGCACGCCGGGGGCGACGACGGCCGCGGATAATCTCGGTGCGCAAAGCACGCCGTCGCCGGGCGCAGGACCTGTTGACCCCGCTATCGGACAAGACCCCGTGGCGAACCTGCGACAGGCCGTGGACTATGCTAAGCAATTGGGCGAGCAGGCGCGGAGCAGTATTCACGCCGGCGCACAAGTCGCTGCCAAAGCGCCAGGTATCGTTGGCACCCTCGGTACAGCAGCCGCACAAGCCACCGCCCCTACGCCCGCCCCGGTGGACGCACCTTTCGTCGCCAGCCTCATCAAGCAGCACGAGTCCGGCGGTAACTACTCGGCAGTGAATCATGACCGCCCTGGCAACACGGCGTCGGGCGCGTATCAGTACACGGACCCGACGTGGAATGGCTATGGTGGCTATCGTAGCGCCGCTCTCGCGCCTCGGGCAGTGCAGGACCAACGGGCGACGCAGGACATAGCGGCTAACTTGCAGAAGTACAATGGTGACGCGTTCAAGGCGATCGCCCATCACTACCTGCCCGCCGCGGCGAACGACCCCGCAACGTGGTCGCAACCCTATAAACTACCCAACGGGCACACGGTCGCGCCGGTGCTGGATTACGTCAAGGCTACGGTCGCCAACACACCACTGCAGGGGCAACTCGATGCGTACCTCCGACACTACACTGGCTGATGTCAACCCCAAGGATGGCGGGAACTCACTGGTCAACGAGCTGCTGAAATACAACGTCGCCTACGATGAGGCGGTCGAAGGCGTCACCGAGGAAAACCCCTTCCTCACCTATTACGCCGGTGATGCGCTCAGCGTCGAGTTTCCCGGCTCGTTGCGTGAAGCCTCGGACGACCACCGCTCGCTCTATATCGTCGCACCGGATAACCCGATCGAGTCCTTCAGTCTGCTCGCACGCAAGGTCATCCCCAACACGCTGGCAAAGCTGCCCAAGAGCGCCCTGCGCAAGGCCCTCGGCACCCTACTGGATAACGCATGATGGACAGCACACAGACGGCGGTTGATCCTTCGGCACCGAACCATGCCTCCGATGCAGACGTCAACAACTACATGGCTGGCCGTCTGCAGCAGATGCAGGCGCTTATGCCGCCCCCGGTGGATTCGAACGGTGCTCCAGGCGGCGCACCGCCCCCCGGCCCTAGGCCACCTCCGACGCCTGCTGTCGACGCTCCGAGCTGGAACGATGAGCTGAGCGCGGCAGAGAAGGCTAATGGAGGTAAGCCGCTGGAGCCAGACAAGCTGCAGGACTTGTCCAATGCCCACTGGGCACGCTCGACGCTGCCTTCGCTCTACCTGGCCAACAAGACGTTGCCGGTGGCGAAAGTCGCTGCGTTGAAGAACGCCTATGACGCCAACTTCAAACAGTTTGCTGATCAATACCACGCCAAGAACGGCGCAGCAGTCCCACCTTCAAGCAGCGCAGCTGCCGATTTTCTGAAGTCAGCTGCCGGCTCTATCGGTCAAGGGCTGCTGGAGGCCGGACGTTATATTCCTGGCGGTATCGCCGCTACCACCGATGATCTCTACAACGCCGTGCATGGCACCACCGGCAACCCGCAGGCAGATGCCTACTTCGACTGGTACAACAAGAATGTCGATACACCGGGGCGAGAGGATGCGCTGAAGAAGATGCAGAGCGATGCAGCCGCCAGCTCCCCGGTCTCTGCCTTTGTAGGGCAGCTTCCGGGGGCGATCGCTTCGGGTGGCACGCTGCCCGCCTTGAACGCCGTAGCTAATGAACGCGATGCGGGGGGCACCATAGGGCAGCAAGAAGCCACACTCGGCCTGAATACCGCAGCGAACCTCGCTGGCATGGGCATTGGTGGTGGCCTCACGGGCACGCTGGGCCGTCGTCTGCTCAAAGGCGGCCTAGCCAATACGGCATTGGGCGTAGGCCAGACGGTCGGGTCCAATCTGATCGATCCCAAGAACAACCCCATCGACGCCAAGAACGTAGCCATGCAGGTCGCGCTGGGCACGGCGCTGGGTGAACTAGGGCATCAGGTCAATACCCGTGTAGCAGCCAACAAATTCGCTGGTGCTGAAGGCCACGCTTCTACCGACCCTGCCTACGCAGCGCGTAAAGCCTATGCGATGGCTGGCGGCGACCCCACAACGTATGCTCCGGGCATGACACCTCCCAATGGGGAGACTACACAGGCCAAGACCCAATTCAAGGCAGCCGCGGCCGCAAAAGCAGCGTGGGCAAAAGCGGGTGGCGACCCCAAGGCATATGGACCTGCTCCTGGTCCTGTCGATCTTTCTGGCAAACCTGTGGTGGATAGCCAGGGTAAGCCCGTCCAAGTGGCCGACGGCATCGAGTTGCCGACTAATCCTAATGTCCCCACAGGCGCCGGCATACCCGACGCACAGCACGCCAAGATCGTGGCGGAGGCATCAAGTCGAGCCGCCACACCTGCGGGCGTAGCGACAGCGAAACTGGCAGCTACCCGATCCGACGCCGCGGCGGAGATAGTAGCCACGGCACAGAACACAGCGAAGAAAGCCGCGGGTCCGGCTTGGGACGCCATGACCCCGCTGCAGCAGCATGCCGCGACTGAGGCGGCGGCGGTTACGCTGAACCGCGTAGCGAAAGCCGAGGGTGTTCCCGGACTGCTGGACCAGCAAAGACAAGCGGCAACAGCGGCAGGCCAACCTACTCCAACGGTGACTGAGACAGGCCAGCCGGATATTCAGGGCCAAGCCCCCGGCATGCCGGGCGCACCGCCGCAGGCCGCACCACAAAGCGAGCCGGGTGCCCCGGCCGAAGAAGTGCCGGGGCAAGAATCGGGTGAACCCCTCACGCCCCATCCCGAGCTGGGACAGAACCTGGCCGCCGAAGCCATGGGTGGCGATCAAGCCGCGAGTCCGCTGGACACCGCACCGAAAGACCCACTGGACCAGACGGCAGCCCAAGCCGATACGCTGCAGAACAAGCAGCTGCACTCGGCGCTGGATCAGGCGCTGACCAAGATCCGCAAGGGAGTACGCACAGCATACCCGACCAACAAACTCGCCAAGATGACCTTGGAGGAGAAGTACGCGGCCTACCAGAAGGAGACGACACCGACACCGAGTGCGACCAAGAGCGAAGCGGTGCCCGGTGAAACTATGGGCAATATCAGCCCTGAAGGAAAGATCAGCATCCGCCACCGCGATGGCAGTGTAGAGAATGTGCGTAATCCAGCGCGGCCTGACGTTGAAGCCGCTGCCGCGAAAGTGGACGCCCCCGGCATCAACAAGATCAATGATCTTGGCCACCCACGGCAACTGGGCGAGCCGCTCAGCAGCAAGACGCCGGTGGTCACGACCAAGGACGTGCACCTCGCCGGCGGCGTCAGCCAGGACGGCAATACGATCTACATCGACCAGCGGATGCCCAAGTACGTCAACGTGGGCGGCCGGCGGATCAACGTCCATGAGGCGGTGGCATTGCACGAACGTGTCGAGTGGCCCCTGATGAAGGAGATGGGTGCGGTCTATCACGACGCGCACGACGCCGCCACGGCGGCGGAGAATCACTTCATCCGCCAGAAGTACGGCGTCGACCCGCTCAAATATCAGGATGCCTTAAAGGCCGCGATCAAGAAGGCCGGCATAGAGAACCGCCACCCCAGCGCTGACATCCCCGCCGATCTGGACAGCCAGCCCAATGTGGACTTGGGCGACACAGCACCCTTGGAGGGGAAAGTCGTCCCTCAACGAGCCGGCCTACGGGCAAAAAAAGCCCCGGCTCCAGTGGAAGCAAACCCGCTGGAGCCAACCGCCTCAAGCGAAGCCGCTGATGTTGTAGGCCAGACGCTTGAGGGCAAAGTCACGCCCGCCGATCTGGCCGACGTGCGAACCATGGTGGAGCGTGCCCAGAACGGCCTGCCCGAAGACCTGCACGCGCGTATCCACGAGATGCGTGAAGACGACGTCATTACCGCCAACGAGGCCAAGGCGCTGCGGCAGGCGGGGCGAGAGACACCCCGTAACACCGCCGAGCGGGACACGGGCGTAACGAAGGCAGTCGACGCTGGTCACGAAGAGCTGCTGGAGGATGCCCAGCGCAGTGAACCCCCGACGACCGATCTCGGCCGGGCTGCCGATGAGGTGGCGCGGGCGGCGGATGAGATTCCTACAGGTCTCAAGAGTGACCGCGCGCGTGCGGCGGAGACTATCGCCAAGCTGCGCAAGCTGTTCCCCGACAGCCCTAACCATCAGAAGGGTATCGACTTTCTCGCGTGGACGCTGGGCAAGAACCCGGCGCTGATCCGCACCATCAAGGGCGTAGCGCGTACCCCCGAAGGGGTGAACTACGGCGGGCGCTTCGGCTCCGTCTCGCGCATCCTGGAGCTGGTCGATCGCAAGGACATGGCGCCCAACACTGCCGTGCACGAGCTGATGCACGCGGCCGAGTCGCTGCTGCCGCAACCGATCCGCGACGCCGTGCTCAAAGCGAGAGAGGCCGAGATCAACCGTCTGGCACCGCAAGCCGCCCCGGCCGAGAAGGCCATGTTTGAGTACCTGCAGAACGGCCTCAAGGCGTCCAGCCCCGAGGAGCGGGCGCTGTATATGCAGGGTGCGAAGGACGAGCTGCTGCATCTGCGCGACAGTCAGGGTGCCACCGGCAAGCGTATCGGTGAACTCTACTCGCTGGTCAACAGCTCTGAATACTGGGCCGTGCACGCTACTGACATGCTGCAGGAAGGCTATCTGCGCAAGGGGCTGTGGGCACAGGCGCACCAGTGGCTCAAGGGCTTCATCGAGCAGATCCGCTCGCTGTTCAGCGGCAACCCGAACCGCGACGCCATCATCAACGGCCTGCAGCACATCATGGGGACGCAGGAGACCGGCACCCAGAGCTTCCTGCGCGACTACGAGCTGACCAAGGAGCGATACGCCGGCCAGCCGGATGGTCTGACGCCTGTGGCCGCTATGGGGCAATTGCATGACCTAGTGATGGACGCAGCAGACGAGCATGAGAACCAGATCGAGCGCTCCCGCGACATCGCCACTAAGTTCGAGGAGACGGTCGCTGACCAGAAAGCGTTCCTGTTCAAAGCGCAGGAGGGGCTGCGCCGCATCCTTGGCGTCGACGCCATCAAGCAGGCACACGACCTGGTGGACGCTGCCCGGCTCCTGAGCGGCGATCGTGGCTGGCTGGTCAAGAAGGCCATGACGGATTATGGCCATACTTTTGAGGCGACCTTCGCTGCGCACAGCGACGCCATCGACATTGACCCGGTACGCGCGGCAGATAAGCTCGGCATGTTCACCCAGGCGCGGCACACCGTAGAAGCCCTCTACCCCGAGATGTACCGCCGCGAGGTGCCGCTCAACAATGGCGAAGAGATGTCGCGCCAGGAATTGAACGAGCAGTTGAAGAACCTGACGATCGCACCGAAAGAATATCGGAAGCAGATGACCGACTTAGTGCGTCAGAATGCCAGCCAGCCTTTCAATGAATGGGCACATAGTAAGTACGGCAAGCTGTTCGAGCAGTACAAGAGCAAGCTCAAGGAGCTTACGGACCAAGGCGTCCGCGCGGCTGTCGAGAAACACTTCGATGGCCCCATGCAGGCAATCAACGAAGAGTCTATTCGCCTCAACCATGCCTCGGGCCGGGTAGCCACAGACGATCCGTATATCGAGGCTAATGGCTTCCCGCATTACGTCCCGCTGCGTGGGCACGCACTTGACGGCACCTCCATGGACGAAGCCGCTCCGACGGACGATTTCGGATCTATCCGCCGCCCATGGCTCAACTCTGGCAACATCGCCAAGGAGATGAAGACAGTCAAGGGGCGGGCGACATGGGCGCAGAACTCCGCGCTTAGTCTGCTTTCCCGCATGCAGGAAGCGGCTCGCGGCGTCGCAGATGGCCGCTTCACCAAGACACTGCTCGATACGGTTACCGCACATGGCGAGGCGCTCCAGACCAAGGCTGAGACGCTGGAGAAGGCACTCGGCGCGGAGACCAACGAGGCGCGTAAGGCAGCTCTGGCCAAGCAGCTGCAGGAAGTCAAAGCCAGCGAATTCTCCAACACTACGGTGCGCTCTTTCACGGGTACGCCGCGGGATGGCTATGACGACATAGCGACGGGGCAGCACTACGACGAGATGCCTAAAGTGCCCAACTCGGTCGTGCACCACGAAGGACGCGAGCACTACCTTATCCAGTTCCCCGAGAACAGCGACACGTACCGTGGGCTACAGGCGATCAACACCAACTACGATCCGCGCGAGTTCCCCATGATCGGGAATGTGCTGGGCTTCGTGGAGCATCAGGTACACAAGGTAACGCGCCCCTTGAAGCTGGGCGAGCCGACGCATTTGATCGGCAAGAGCACGGCATTCATCGCGCGGACCAACACTGTGTTTAACCCGGTGTTCACTGTGGGCAAACTCCTGCTGCGCCTGCTGCAAGAGAAGGGCGTCATGTTCTCGATCCAGAACGCGAAGGGTCCGATCGACAGTGGTGTGATGCTTGCTAAGGTCTATGCGAATTATCTGGGCGGCGTTTTTCACAAGGGCACAGGCGAGGCTCTTGTGCTGATGCTGAAGCATGACAACGCGGGGCTGCGCGCTCTAGGCGCCAAAGATCCGGATAGTTTCGCCGGCTTGATGATGCGCATGAATGAGGCTGGCGCGTCGACTGAGTTCAATCAAGAGATCACCATGCACGAGCAACGTAACGTGCTGGTGATGGCGGCGCTGCGCAAGCAGCAGAACCTGCTTTTCAGAGGCGTTCGCGCCGGGTCTAATGCGCTGTCGGGACTGGCCGATATCGCCGAGAATATCCCCAGCGTGGGTATCTTCCGTTACCTGACCCAGAAGGGCATGAGCGACCGGGAAGCCGCTGCGCGTGTCAAGGGGTCCTTCGATCTGCAGCAGCGCGGCACGGCAGGTAAAGCGATCAACGGCGTGCATGCGTTCTATCGCATCGGAGCAACCGCAGGAGACAACTATCTGCGCGCCTTCCGGCACCCCTTGGGGCTACATACCGAGATGGTCATGGGGCGTCCGGTGCAGACCTCCGTGGACTGGGCCAAGCTGGCGAAATTCGGAAGCGCTTGGGCCGGTGTCGCTTTTGCCAGTTACCTACTGCAGGCAGAGACTTTGGGCAACGACGACCAGGGTAAGTCGCGCATGTCCAAGATCATGAGCATGGACCCCACCGCCGCCGTGGAGCACACCTTCATTGGCAACGGTACAGACAGCCCCTTCTCCTACCCCACGGGGTTAGGTGCGACACAGTTCCTTACTGCTCCCGGTACCCTCATGGCCGCTGTCGCGCGCAAGGACATTACCATCGAGCAAGCGGCCGATGCCTACGGGCACATCCTCATGCGTAATATACCGTTAGCCGAGGGCAACCCGGTACCGAAGGACGCCGGTCTACTAGCCCATCTATTCGCTATCGGCATGGGCGCAGTGACGCCCACTGCGGCGCAGCCAGGCGTCGGCTTGGAGAAGAATCTCAACAGCTTCGGGGAGCCTATCCATACTACACACGATAACCCGGCTTTGTTTGCCGCAGACCAGGGTAAGACCAATACGCCAGAAATGTGGAAGGAAATTGCTCAGTCACTTCGTGAGCATACGGGGGAAGACTTCTACCCCGAAACCCTACAGTTCCTTTCCGAGAACTACATGGGTAGCGTACCTACCGATCTGCTTCGCAGCACATTGGGGCAAACCTCTCGGGCTGCGGTCGGCCTTCCGAACAATACCTTGGAGTCCGTGCTGAAGCTGACGCAGGATACTTCGTACTATGACTCCAGCCACGTCTATCAAGTGTCGAAAGAACTCAACGAATCCCTTCAGCAACTCGACAGCATCCGCTTGGCTGCGGGCCCTAAAGGGTCTCCTGCTTACGAAGAAGCGGGGCAGCAGTGGCTCTCCAGTAACCCCGACGCGCAGAAGAAACTGGTGGCGCTGAACCAGCTCACGGCGGCGCAGAAGACGTATCAGGCGGGGCTCAAGGCGTTGGTCAACTCCAAGGATGGGCTGGAGAGGAAGCAGTACAACAGGAAGAAGCTCGACTCGGCGTTGCGCACGGCGACGGATGCGGCGGAGAAGACGCTTTAGACCCCCAACGCCTCGTACAGCTGCGCCCACGACACCGATCCGTCGCCCTGCTTGCGGATCTTCCTGATCGCCGCGCGCACCTGGTCTTCCGTCTTGGCGCAGGCTTCGGCCACGGTGCTGATACTATGCCCTTCCCCGCTGATGCGCGCGAGGGTGAAACGATGGGAGGCTTGGGCGCGCTGCACCTGATCGGGTGGACTGGCGCTGGGGAGGCGGATCGTGGTCATTTGCTCACCTTTATCTCAGCATCAGGATTGGTGTCGCAGGCTGTAACGACACCCTCTAAAAACTGCAGTGCAGTATCATATTCGCCCCATCCGTTACTTGGAGTAAGTGTTTGGTATTTGCTCGGGTGACGCCGCATGTCGCTTAGCCCCCGTTGAAGTACAGCCAACACTTCTCCTGCTGTCTGGCCGTCGCTATTGTAGAGTGCATCATAGACACCTGCAGCGCGCCACATCGGCCCTAAATTATGGCGATTATCCCCTACTTGACATTTCATCGTGACGCTCCTATGCTGTGTTCCAAGGCATCAAGGGGTACACAGTCATGGCCAAGAACGCACCGATTCACCAGCTCAGCATCCGCCAG